CCGTGGGGGTTTGCATGGAGCCGTACTACCAGCGAGAGGGGATCAGCATTTACCTGGGGGATTGTCGGGACGTGCTGCCGACGCTGGACGCGGGCAGCGTGGACCTCGTGCTGACTGATCCGCCGTATGGGATTGCAGAGCGCACAGACAGGAAAGCCCGCAAGCGCGGTTCGCTTGCGGGCTGCAACGACTTTCCCGCCATCGCAGGAGATGGCGAGCCGTTCGATCCCGCGCACTTGCTCAGGTTTCGACGCCTCGTGCTGTTCGGCGCAAATCACTACGCCGAACGGTTGCCGCCCTCGCCCGCATGGATCATCTGGGATAAGCGGGCGGGTACTACCAGCAAGCGCGGCGATGCATTCAACGATAACGGCGATGCAGAGATGGCGTGGACCAACCTCGGCGGGCCGGTGCGCGTCATCTCGCACCTGTGGATGGGAATGCTGAAGGCGAGTGAGCGCGACGACAAGCGGGTGCATCCAACGCAGAAACCCGTCGCGCTCTTTCACCGCATCATCAGCGAGCATACCGCGCCCAACGATTTGATCCTCGACCCCTACATGGGTAGTGGCCCCGTAGCAGCAGCGGCGAAGGCGATGGGCCGCCGCTACCTCGGCATCGAGATCGAGGAACGCTACTGCGAGATCGCAGTTCGCAGGCTACAGCAAGAGGTACTGCCCCTCGCGGGCATTGGCTAGTTGTCGCGTCTGAGGGGGGAGTTTCGATTGAACGTACGGCTAATCTATGGTACTCTAGGAAGCAATGGAGGCCGGTGCTGTCAACACCGACCCCCGGTGGCCACTACCTGTCGTACCAGGAGCAGCCGTTATGATCTTATCCCAGCATACCATGATAAGACCAGTTGTGCGCGCTTCTGTGAAGGAGCGTGCTGAATGTATATCCCCTCACATGCCGCGCTCGGCAATCACCCCAAACTCAGGCGGCTCGCCCGCACCCTGAGTGTCTCCCGTCCCGCAGCGGTCGGACACCTGCACTACCTCTGGTGGTGGTCGCAGGAGTACGCGCCTGATGGCGACCTCTCGTACCATCGCTACACCGCAGAGGACATCGCGGACGCCGCACTCTGGGAGGGTGATGCGTACGCATTCGTGGACGCACTGAAGACGTCCGGCTTCCTCGATGACGACGAGGGGCGGCTACTCATTCACGACTGGGATGAGTACGGCGGCAAGGTGGTCCGCGACCTCGCACGGGACGCACAGCGGAAGCGTGACGGACGGAAAAAGGATGTCACGACTACCTCCGAAGAGCGTCCGCCGGATGTCCAGCGGATGTCCAGCGTAGATAAGATAAGAGAAGAAGAGATAAGAGAAGAGAAGACTCTTGCGCCGAAAACGGCGCGAAAGAGTGATCCCCTGTGGGATGCATTTGTTCGGGAAATGGGCAATGCACCGGAGACGCAAAGCGAACGCGGTGCATGGAACAAGGCCGCGAAGGAACTCCGCGACGTAGGTGCAACCCCTGAGCAGGTGCGGCAACGCTGCACTGAGTACCGTGCGCGATGGCCGAAGACTGACCTCACCCCTCCCGCCCTCGCTAGGCACTGGGGCGCACTGGCACGCCCAAGCCCCAACGGGAAGCATCCGGTGGACAGGGCGACGACGACGGTTCGTGATGACCTCAAGATTCGCTATCGGAGTGATGAGTGATGACAGCAACGAGTGATCCCCCAACGAAGAGCACCGGCCGCAAGCCGTTCGGCAATCTGCACCGCTTCATCGACTCAAAGGCGTTCGCGATCGCCACCCGCCTGGCCGACGAGGCAGCAGCGCGCATGGACGCCCTCGCCGCTGAGGGGAAGGAGTACGTGCCGCAGTTCCGCAACGCACTCCGCGACGACCCGTACGAGGCACTGAAGCGGCGCATGGAGCGAGCCGTGCCCGTCGCCTTCCATCACATGACGTTCGATTCCTTCGCTGCCTACACCAACGGGCTGAAAGAATCGTACTACGCGGCGAAGGATTTCACGGAGCGACCGGCGGGACTCCTGTTTCTCTACGGCAATCCGGGCAGCGGCAAGACGCACCTCGCGGTTGCCGCGGCGCTCCGGCTGGTGGAGCACGGCAAGGGTGTCCGCTTCTGGCGGATGATGGACCTCGCGGCCGCTCTGCGTGACGCGGCGACAAGCGATAATCACGAACTCGATGCACTCGTGAATCTCCTCTCGAAGATCGGCGTGCTGGTCATTGATGAGTTCCCGCCTGAGCATGTGACGCCGTTCGTGTACGAGCAGTTGTACCGCATCCTCGATGCACGCTACGCGGTACTCGCGCCGACGATCATCACGAGCAATCTGGACCTGGAACAGATCGACATGCCCCGCCTCGCCTCTCGCCTCCGCGACACCCGTTTCGCCACACTCGCGCCGGTCTACGCCGACGACTATCGCACGATCAGCACGAAGCCCAAGGCGCAAGGGCACGCTCCCTACGAGCGACAGGAACTCTCAACCTGCCAGGCGTGCGGCGGCATCGGGATCGTGAAGAAGGAGTTGTCCGTGGGGCATCCAGACTTCGGCAAAGCCTTCCCCTGCCCTGCCTGCAAAGGCGGCGGCCCAGCACTCAAGAACGGGGGGCACTGATGCAAGACGTACACCTGCTTGAGCGCATCGCGGATCAGGCCGCGGTCATGGTCCGCTGCCGGGAGCACTACGCCGCCACCGGAGACTTCGTGGCCCAGCGGGACTACCGCGCAGCGATCAGGATGCTCAAGGCGTTGCTCGATCGGCGGGCGGGGAAGCCGGAGGAAAGCAATGGAAGTGACTAAGGAGCAGTACACGATAGACGGACTGGTTGCGGCCCTCGCCGAGCGGGATGCCCGTATCGCCGCGCTCACAGAGTTGCTGCGGGAGGCGTATCCGTACCTGCCACTGGCGGTGTCACTCGCGGAGGAGTTGGCGGAGATGTTTCCCGACATCGCCCGTCCGCAGGATCGCACGTACCCCTGCACCAGCGACCAGTACACCCACACCCACCACTACCCGCACGGCGACGAGGGGGACACGCCATGAAGATCGTCCGCAGGTTCAGGTTGACCCCCACCCTCCGCCTCGCCATCCTCCACGATGAGCAGGGCCGCGTCTGGCAGGCGCCGCTCCGTCTCAAGGACGGACGGTGGTGGTATCGGCTGATCGACCTGACGCCGTATGTGCGCGGAGAGCGGGGTGACGTGTGACCGGACAGAACGTACGAGGGGCGGAGCCGCGTCGAAAAGGGCATCAAGGAGGAAATATCCGAGAATATGGGGGTAGTGCCGTTCAACGGGTCGTAAAACGGCACTCAGAGCGACGCTGGCTAGTCGGGGGGGAGCGTGAAATCGGGGCTGTAGAAAATCACGCCGTCAGCCATCACCGAAGCGACCACATCTGCGGCCCGACGTTGGTTCGGTTTGAGGCGTATCGGGTACGGCTGATGGTGCCGGTCGTACACGCCGGTCTTCACCTCGACGCGCCAGACAGATTCGCCCCGACACGCCATCAGATCGCACAGGCAGTTCGGGTTGATTCCGCGATAGACTTCGTATCCCCGTTCCATGAGGTCCAGGCACACAAGCGTCTCATTGATCGCCCCGCGCAGGTTCGTAGTCACAGAGTGCCCCGCCCGGTTTCCATGTCGCAGAGCGGTCGCGTGCTGCCTGCACGTGTCCGAACAGAAGATGGCAGTTCTTCGTTCTTCGGGAATGGGGACTTTGCAGTAGGCGCACAGTCGGAGAAGTTGTACAGTCTGCATGTCGTTGACCTCCACAGAAGGTTGATGACCACGCCGGGGGCATTCACGTGCCGCCCGGATTCCTTATATTTTACCATTCCAATGCGGGAAACTCAACGCTGCGAGGTGCTCTGATGACTGACACCGCCACGCCACGCACCCCCGATGCGCGGGCTATCCTCGACGCCGCCATGACCGAGCAAGAATGGCAACAGGTAGTGATTGAGGCGGCATGTCGCGCCAACTATTTGTGCCACCACCAACTCGTGCCATACCGCCGCGACAAGAGCGGCAGGGTGCGGGCTATCGTGGAGCCGGGAACAACCCCCGGATTCCCTGACCTCGTACTCGTCCATGCCGAGCGACGTGACGTGCTGTTCGTGGAGCTGAAGAAGCAGGACGGCGCGTTGTCTCCGAGGCAAATGGAATGGCGCGATGCCCTGCAAGCAGCGGGGGCGCGGTGGTACATGTGGAAACCGAGCGACTGGCCGACCGTTCAGCGTATCCTTTTCGGGGAGGTGGTTTGATGAGTAATAAGCATTTCGTCTGGTCGCCCATGCGCGATGCCCACCTCCGCCGCCTCCGCGCAGAGGGCTACTCCATCTCCGAGATGGCACGCGAACTGCGCGCCAGCCAGCACATGGTGCAGGTGCGTGTCAGGGAGCAGAAGGCGGAGGAGCGGGAGGAGCGGGAGGAGGTGGTGAGTGGGCCGCCTGCACCGATTCACAAGGGATGGCTCTCATAGAAAAAGCCCCCCCACTCCGATACGCGACGTGCGCTCGGTGGTGGGGGGGCTTGGGGAAAGGGGAGGGGAGGAATGGCTACTTGGTGGACCGCGGCATCACGGTCGGCGCGCTGACCGTCGTGGGCATGCTCTCGACGTTTTCCACGTTGACCTGTGGCACGCTGCCGAAGATGTCCTGAAATGAGGGCAGGAAGCGTACGAGCGTGGCGAACGGGGCCATAAAGGCCAGCCCCACTATTTTTATGATCTGCCGCCCCGTGAGCGACACGTCATCAATGATGCCGAGATAGATGATGATGGCGGAGATGGCACCCGTGGCAACCGCGACCAGCGCCGCTTTTGCGTATTTGGATTGATACCATTGCATCTCAGTTGACCTTTACCGAACCATCTGCCGGGAAGAATGAAATCTTGCCATTGCTGAAGTAGGTCACCGTTCGGTTGCTCGCCGCGTCGTGCTCCTCGCCACTGACCGCGAAGCCGAGCGGTCTACCCGCTTTCAACTCCGCGATCCACGCCTGCGGGATGCTGAAGTCTTTGTTGAACGGCGCCTTCTTCTTCTGTGCCGCCGTCTTTGGGCCATCCCATAGCCGCTTGAGTTCAGCATCATCGAACGATGTTTCCACCTTCATGTCTACTTGCTCCTCTGGCGCGTCTGTCCACGGTCCTGCGATCCCCGCTGCTTCCAGGTCTTCCATCCGCACCCGCACATGTTGCGCGGTGTCCCAGATTTCCCAGTGAAGATGCGCCCCCGAACCAAACCCACCATCAATCGTGGGATCACCGGTTAGCCCGATCACCTGCCCCTGCGTCACGCGGCCGCCGGTTGCCACGTCGATGCGCGACATGTGGCAGGAGAACGTGCTGTAGCCGTTGTCGTGGTCGATCCAGATGGACGGGCCGGTGCGAGCACTAATCGGGTTGAAGTCGCTGGTGTAGATCACGCCCACGGTGCCGTCAGCGGCCGCTCTGCATGGCGTGCCACGCTCACAGCCGTAATCGATCGCGAAGAATCCGGGCACGTTGCCGCCGTGTGAGAACCCACCGTCCGAGCCTTGCGCGACGGGGCAATCAACAGGCGTGGTGATCTGATAGTGTTGCAGCCCCGGTTCCGGTGTCGGCTGCTGCGGCTCCGGTTCCGGCACTGCGCCGCCCGTTGCCTTGTTCGCTACCTGGGCAATGTCGTCACCGTACGTCAGCCCCGGCACCGCCCAGACGCCGTTCATGCCGTTCAGGTCTGTCTTGCCGAGGGTGAACCCACCAAATCCGAACCGCGTGAGCTGCCCCCAGGGGTCCGTACCATCGCCGTAGTAGCAGTTCAGCAGCGCGAGATGTGCCTGCACGCCCTGCTCGGTCGTGTCCCATCCTGGCCCCAGCACGTTATCGCCCGTGATGCCGACACCCGCCATGTTGTGACGGTTGTGATAGGCGGGTGAAGTCCACCAGCCCGTCTCCAATGCGCTCTGTCCGAGGGCGAGGTTCGGATCGTAGCCGATCACGGGCGCGTTGCGGTTGTAGGCGTCGATGACCTCACGCGGCGCCTTTGCCGACCAGCCCACGGCCGCCGCGGTGACGCCATTCATCGGTGCGGATTGTCCCGTGTATCCCATACTTGGCTCCGGTGATGGCGGGGGCGGTGAAGGTACGACAGGGGAAGGTATGCCGCCCTTCACTGCCCGCGCCTGCTCTGGCGTCACGTCATACATGCCGAACTCAGTACCCGCGGCATCGGGCAGGAACCAGCACGCGCCCAGTACGAGGTCGCTGTCTATCTCATGCGCCCAGGCAATGATCTCATCGCTGCTCGTCGGGTTGGAGTTCAGTTCGGTGACGTAGCACGGCACACCAAGATCGGTGGCACACCGCCATGCCTGCCCGCCATCGCGCCCCTGACGCCAGCCGGGGTTGCCCTCTGCCCAGTACGCATGGATCGCCGCGGCACTGTAGCCACGGAGGTAGTCGGCGGTGATCTCCGGCGTGTTGATGGCCGTCAGTGGCGGCGCCAGCAGCGGCAGATTCGGGTAGCGATTGCGTAGGGCATCACGGTACTGGTGCGCCTCCGCGAGCCATGCAGCAATGTCCCACGGCACGGGCACGTCCACGCCCTTTGTGTCAGGCTCGTTCCCTGGCTGCACGATGAGCGCACCCGGTGGAATACCCACGGATACCCAGAGGTCAAGGATGGGCGTGATGTGCCGCATCCAATCATCGGGATGCTCGTCGGGCAGGGGCGTCGAGATACGCAGGATGTGCGTGCCATCAGGGCGTGCGAGGGCATCCTGCGGGCGGTTCGGGCCGTTCGGGGTGAGAGCAATCCACAAGAATAAATCCGCCCCAAGTGCGGCGGATACTTGCTCAAATCGTGGGCTGGCTCCCGACAACGCTGAGTGTAATCCGACCTTCATCACTCCTCCATCGGGAAGTTCACCGCCGCGAACAGGCCGAAGAGTTTGCGAGCAGCAACGTCATACGCACGCGCCGCTTCTTCTTCGGAATAGAAATAGGCTTGGAAAGCCCGTCGCCCATCACAAATGACCGTCGCCTGCCACCGCTTCTTATATCGTCCGGTGTCCTGCACCCCTTTGTATCTTGATGACCCGATAGTCCGTTTGCGACTGTTCTGCATATTCTGAGTGTGAGTCGCGGCTCGTAGGTTTTGACGGGTGTTATTCAGGCCATTGCCATCCTCGTGATCGACTTGCATAGAGGCGTTCCCAAGGATCATCCGATGCATACGAACGCCGCGCTGTCTCTCACCTTGCTGGCGCACTATCGTTCTTGCATATATGAGCGTGACCCCACCCCGCACATGCACATCTGGGTGCCACTTGTGCTGCGACACAAACAGGTAATCCTCTTCATCCACAAGGGCGAAGAGACCGGGATACTTGCGTGAGGACAGGGGGATAGATACAGTTGCCACGTTGGGCCTCCTACGAAGGTTCAACCACGCCGACGGCAGTTCATACCTGCGCGTCGGCATCGCTATTTCACTGCCACCATTCTATCCGATCTCCCTGTGCAGCACAAGGAAAATCGGCACCGAGAGCAGCCGCTACGTCATTGAATCGCGGCGATGCCCCAGACAGAGCAGTGTGCAGACCGACGCGCATCTCAGCCCTTTCCACCATGCCAGAGGAGGAAGGCGATCGACCAGAGGCAGAAGCACAGGCTGTACAGCCGGAAGCGGAAGGGGCCGTACTGCGTCTCCATCGTCCAGCCCAACACAAAGTCGATGCCAAAGATGATCGCCGTTATCAGAAACAGCACAAGCACGATACCGAGTGTCACGTTACGCTCCTTGCTTTGCCAGCATTGCCCGCAGGCGTTCGTTCTCCATTGCCTGCCGCGCGATGGTGCGGTCCTTCTGGTCTGACTCCTGCTCCAGTTGACTCACCCGTGCCTCAAGCCGCCGATTGTCCGCTTCCACTGCCGCTACCTTCTTCAACAGAAACTCGTCTCTGCCCAGATTGATCTCATTGACGATCTGCGGTCGCTTACTGCGGCGGTCGAGGTAGGAGACGGCGAGCGATGCAACCGCGGAGATGATCGCCACGACGATCGCGGGCGCCAACCAACCGGGAAGCTGGGTGCTGCCGGTCGTCGTCGTGGCTGTCGTGTGAGCGGGCGTGACGGTGATCGGGAAGTCTGCCGGGTCACGAACAAAGACAATGTAGGGTGTCGGCGCCGGGGGATTCGCCCCGCCGTAGCCGCGTGCGGGGTCGAGTGTCGGAGTCTGCAAGAACACGAGCCACGCAAAGAGCAGGATAACCACGGCGTCCCTGCTTTCTCATGCGCTACCTCTTCCGTTTCCGGCAGTCCCACACCCCCCACAGGAGGCAACCCGTTACCAGTCCGAGCAGCAGCACGTCCGAGAAGTGCATCTATCGCCGCCACGCCACATACGCACGCACTGAGTTCTGCACCGTCAGGCAGTTGATCGCCACGAGGCCAAACACGAACGCCAGACCGTAGAGCACCATTGACCGCGACTGCGGCTGCGACTCCATCTGTGGCAGGAACGCCGAACTGATACCCAGCCCCAGGGAAATCAGGTGGCAGGCGAGGCGACTTGCTTCCGCCCAGATATAGTCATGCGCGATACGCAATGCCAGTCTGCGGTCGTCCTCGTTCGGGATGCGCCGCGTACTTCGCGCTCCTGACCGTGCCGCCAGGTATTTCGGCAGTACCGCGGCGGAGAAACTGACGCCCGTAACGGCCACGATGTCCCAAAACGCGGTGAGCGCGTCAATGTGCATCACGCGCCCCCTTGTCAACGAGGACACGCAGGGCACGGACTTCCTGCTCGACGCGCGCCACCTGCTCCGCGATGCGCTGCTCGCGTTCGTCCCGCCTGCGCTTCAACTCGGCCTCACGCAGCTTCGTCACGTCCTCGTCGGACAGGTTGAGCATGACGGGAACATTCATGCGCCGTTCCCCCGCACGACCTGAGACGCCAGATGCGCCGCCTCATTCGCAGCCTCCACTGAGCGCAGCACGAGGTTTTCGTAGCGGTCAGAGCGTTGTTCGCTCTCCGTCAGGCGTTGCTGCTTCTCAGCGATCAGTGCGTCCTTGCCCGCCAACTCCGCCGCGTGTGACTTGTCGCTGCGTTCAAGAAGCAGTTTCGCCACGTAGGTCAGGCCGCCGAACAGCGTACCAATCGCCCCAATGAGCACGGTGATGATGTACGGGTTCTCGGTCGCTGCCGCTATGAGGCGCAGCCCGTGACTGAGCATGAGTCGCGTAATCAGTCCCATCACTCCCCCGACTCCCATTGCCGCAAGGATCGTCAACGCCGCTGCCATCCCACGCTCCCCTTCATTGACCACTGCGTTATTCGTGTCCCGATGAACGAATCCCGCTGACTTCCCCGTTCATTCTGTGTACTGTCCGCATACGGGGAGGAATGGGAGATGCCCGACCTATCGAATCCGTGGGTGCTGCTGCCGCTGCTCTTGCTCGTACTTGTCGTTACCGTGATCGTGGCGACGTGGGGGCGGAGACGGGATTAGCCTTCCAGTTTCTGCGCCAGTTGCACCACGAGCGGGCGCGCGTCCGTCCACGTTGCCGCCGCCGCGATCTGCTGCGAGAGCGGCAACGTTGGCGTGCCCACGTAGAGCGCGCCCCGCTGCCCGATGGCCTGCCACTGTGCGGGCGTCAGGTCGAGCGGCACGAACTGCCCCGCGGGCGCGTTGTTGTCCCACACCCACACGCCCACCTTCCCCGGCTGCGCCTCGTCGGTGTAGAACGAGAACGAGCGCACCCGCGGCGGCGGCGGTGCAGCCATCAGCCACGCATTCATCGCGTCGGCGTCGAAGTTCGCGGGCATCGGGAAGAACGCGGTGGTTGCCATTACGCCGTCCTCATCAGTGCAAGCGCCTGGATGGAGCCAACATAGTTAGTAGAAGCACCGTTCTTGGTCGCCATCTTCAAAGCGACGGTGTAGCGCGCCGTGGTTGCCACTGTGAAGGTCTGGTTATTCCGCACATTGCGTGTGGTCGCGGCGGCGTAGCCCTCGATCACCGTAAAGCCCGTGGCGTTCGTGCCGTTGAGTGTGAGTTGGTACTGCCCGCGATCCGGCCCCTGCTGATGCAGGAGTCCCAGTGTCCATGACCCCGCGCCGAGCCAGATGTTCGCCCATTCACGCGAGGCGTTCTGCGCGCCCGTCGAGTCGCGCGTGCCGTTGCCGAGGGCAAGGGTGTCAATCGTGACCGTCGCCCAGTTGGTGTTGTTCGTCGCGCCCGCGTGGACATCAAGCGTCCACATCCACGGTAGCGTGTCGTCCAGCAGGGAGGCCGCACCACCAAGAAACACGGCGATATTGTTTGGCCGCAGTTCGAGATACGCGCCCGCGTCGGTGGTGTTATCCACATCGTAGGCGAGATGGACTGCCGCCGTTGTCCAGTCCGCGCCGTTGGTGATGCGCCGCAGATGGACGCCGAGGCCCGCGTTGTTGGTGTTCGTGCCGCCGAGCGTTGCCACCGCGACATCGTTCCCGGCGGTGCTGCCAAGCAATCCCGCGTTCACATCGAGCGTGGTGCTCATCGCGGCAACGACACCGCCGCGCGTCCCACCCACGCCCACGCCGACTTTGAACTTCGTCAGGACGGGGATGCCCGCGATGAAGTCCACCCAGCCGCGCATCCGTCCCGGCGACATCGGGTTTGATGCCATCTCCCCCTCCTACGTTGAATCGGTCACGGTCAACTCACCGAGCGGCGCGTCTGTCACGGTCATGTCACCCGTCCACAGCAGCAGCGGCGGCTGCGGGATGACCTCGTGATCGACGGGCGTGCCCATGTACTGCGGCGGAGCTACCACCATCGCAAACACCACGGGGGCCGCGGTGCCGCCTGCCCCCGCCTGTCCACCGCTCAGAATCGCCATCTATGCCTCGTATGCCACATAAACCTGCCAGGTGCCCGGCGCGGTCGCGGTGAGGTTGGCGATCACCAGTTCACTCGTCGCCCCTGCGCCACCGGGAATCACCAACTCACGACCGGGCGGCCACGTCCAGATCACCGCCACGCCAACGGAGGCGGGGAAGGCGAACCGGCGTAGATAGGTCGCGTTGACTGTCGGCGCGGTCGAGGCCCATGCAGTTACCAACTCCTCCGTGGAGGCGGTGGCACTGTTGCCGACATCCACCGGCTGCCCGAAGACACCCGTGAGGGCGCCCGTGCCGATGGCGGTGGAGCGCACAAGGCCGAGGTTGCCGGAGGTCGTCGGCGCGGTGATCGCGGAGAGGCCGATTTCAAAGACCCGGCACGGTCGCGTGATGGCACGCAGGGCGGCAATCGGCGTGTTGGCCGACGCCGTAACGATGCTCGTAATGGACGCGGCTTCGTAAAAGGGCACAGGGTCACTCCTTACGTGAACGCGGTGGGACGCGCGATGAAGGTACGGGTGAGGGTGCGCGCGTAGCCCGTCGCCGCGCCGTGGAACTGGTACTGGTGGTTGCCCACCTTCGCCACCGGCCACGCCACCTGATACGTGCCCGTCCCCGTCTTCGTGATCGTCGCGGGGTACGAGAACGAGGTCACGACGCCATCCGGCTCCGTGACGCCCGCCGTGATCGTCGTCGGGTCAACGGGCGTGCCGCTGGTCGTGAATGTCCCGGTGAGGATGACGCTATCGCCTATCTCGTACGCCGAAATCGACACGGCTTACTTCCCCTTCTTACCGATGTTGGGGAACTTCGCTGCGACTTTCTTGCGTACAGCCGCTTTCTCCGCAGGCGTTCCATTGGCACTCACCCGGCTAAGGGCGTTGCGTGCATGGCTGGCGTCGGGAATCGGGTAACTGCCCGAATCAGGCTTCTTCGCGGGGATAGCAAAGCTCTTTGCCGGGAGCTTTTTGCGCTGTGCCGTCGTCAGTTTCGCCACTTTTTCACCTCACTTGATGCGCGTTCAGGTAACTGTCCAAGTCCTGCGCTCGATAGCAGACCGTGTCAGGGATCACCACGACGCGCCCCAGAAACTCCAATGCCTTGTTGCGCCTGATGGCGTCAAACTGCTCCTCAAAGGTGCGGGCGTGGAACTCCTGCCCGTCCACCGGCAGCACCGTCATCCCCTGCCCCTGTGGGCGAATGGCGATGTCCCCGACGAAGGGGCGGTTGCGGCGGAAGTCCCGCAGGGTCGCTTCCTGGAAGAACAGTTCATGCTCGAAGACGTAGTGCAGTTGCAGGAAGCGACCAAGGACATGCAGTTCACTGCCGGTGCCGATGTTGTGGAAGTTCGCCACGGCGATCACGCGCGGTTCCTTCAGCGCCAGGGCGATCCGTGCCTGCGCCGCCGTGTCGTAACGGCGGTAGTGATCCTTCGTTGCCAGATCGGTGAACGGCCGTGGACTCTCCGCCTTCTGTGCCTTGATGCCCGTGGTGCGCGCACTGACCGCCGCCGCCTGACCAAATGTCTGGATGCGTGCGCTGACAGTCGCGCGTCGGGCGATTGGCGGACGCTTTGCCACTAGAAAACTCCGAGGAACGGGATGACCTTCATCGAGAGTTGCACGGTCACACTGTTCGGCCCCTCATCATCGAACTCGCGCAGCACTTCCTGCCACTTCGAGATTTCCACCTCGTAGGTCTTGCCCTTCGGCGTCACCAGGGTCTGTGTGCGTTCGCCCGCGACCATGCTCTCGATGACGGCCATCTCACGCTGCACCCAATCGCTATCGCGCACGGTGTCCGTGGCAGCGGCATCGCCGTCGTGCTTCCCGCGCCGCCGCATCCCCGCGGACAGTTCAATCCGGGCGGTGATGACCTTCGTTTTGCTGATGTACTCCTCGCGGTCGGTGCGGAAGCCGCGTACGGTGGGGACGTGTGCGCCCGTGGGATCGCCGTTGATTTCGATGCACCAACTGACGCCGACGTAATGCGGGTACAGCGGCAGGATGCCGACGCCGGGGTAGGACGTTGCGCCGTCGAACTCGATAAACACCCAGCCGTTGCCGTTGCTGTCGATCTGACCGGAGTAGCCCGCGATCCCCGCGTGGATGACGCCGCACGGATGCCACGTGCCCGTGTTCGCCGCCGCGCCGGTGGTGAAGGTGTTGGGCGCACCCAGTACGCGGTCGATGGGCGGGAACTGGTAGTAAACCTTGACCGCGCCCTGCGCCACGCAATCCTCGACCTCGATGCGATAGCGGAGCGCCTGCTTCTGATTCGAGCGTGCCACGCCCGTCTCGTTGGGACTGACGCCGCGCACCTGTGGCGCCTGCGGACGAGAGGTGACGGTCATCGTGCGCGGGTTGCGCCCTGAGTCCTGTACGGGCAAGAGGCGGATGTGCGTGCCGTCCACCCAGTAGCCGATGGCGGGCGGGTTGCTGGTGTCGAACGTCCTGACGAGCGGCATGCGGGCAATGGTGCTATCCGGCGCCTGATCGCAGATGACGCAACTCCATGTACCCTGTGCGTCGAAGCGCATGATGGCGGCACGCACGGAGTTGGCGAAGTCCCCGTCCTCCACGACCTTGCAGTACAGCGCGTCCGGTGTCGGCACGCACTCAACGATGCGCCCGTTGAAGGGCGGCGGCATCACGTCGAACTGGTCAATCTTGATCCAGTCGTAGCCCTTCGTGCCGGGGTTGATGTGCGCGAGGCGGTTGCCGCAGGGGATGTAGACCTCGCCGTTGAAGTTCACGGGCGGGCCGGTGATGCGCGGCACGCGGAACAGTTCTTCGCTCTTGAAGATGTTGTACTGGTCGTTCCACTGAATCGCCCAAACCGCGTTTACCGATGTGAACCACAGCACACCCTCGCATGCCAGGGCGCCCATGACCCACTTCGCCCCCTGAAGGGTGGTCGTCGCGTCCGTCGTCGCCGTCGAGATGATGCCACCTGATACGCTGGCGCTCTCCGTCTTGACGGTCGTGCCGATGGGCTTGTACGCCGTGACGAACACATCTTTGCCGTTGGACGCGAGGGCGAGCACCATGTCATAGAAGGGCACAACGTAGTCCGCGAAGGTGCCTGATGCGGCGTTGGCTACGAGGTCGTAGACGTGCCCGTTCACGTCCGGCATCCATTGCGCGGTGCCGCTCATGACGACCGGTACAGAGTTCGGGAGGAAGTAGTTACCGGTCTTGAATGAGACCTGCACAGCGCCAAACGAGGGCACCGCATGCGCCGTCGTGGTTTTCGAGAGGACGAAACTTGTGCCGTCCCACGTATAGAACTCCCCGGCGCCACCGTTGACTTTGGTTGAGACAAAGCCCGTGGCAGTCGGATCGTCAAGAATCGCCACCGCCGACTGCAGATGCTCGAAGCCCGTCGCCACCTTGCCGGGGATCGTCACACCGACGCCGCCGCCCGTGAGCGCAACGGTATCCCCCGGCCAGCGCACCCACGACGTCGCCTGCGTGCTGCGCGTGCCGTCCCAGTCCGTGACGAACCAGCGGGCGAAATCCCCCGGCGCCCGCACGCGCTCATCGAGGCCGACGTTGCCACCGAAACTGCTGTACTCCGTCGCCGCCGTGGGAACGTTCGCCGCGTCCGGTGCGCCCTCCGCCGTCTGCACCGCGGTCGGTGAGGCGTCCTCCTCGATCCACGAGTTGGCGATTTCATTATTGGGTCCGCGTACCAGGAAGAAATGGTGTCCACCAAGAATCAGATCGCCCACTGCTATACCCAGGCCACGAAGCGAGCGCGCACGGGGCGGCGACCAGCGGCGGTGCCGAGCAGGGTGTTGAGTTGCTGAAAATACATGTCCGCTAGCTTCGCCCAGTCGGTGCCGTCACCGGCGGTGATATTCATGTTCAAAGCGGAACAGAGGTGCGCCCGCACCGTGAGGCGCAGAAAGTCATCATCGAGGGCGATCGGGGTGTCCATGTTCGTTGGCATCAGGGGCATGCGTGTGTAGGGGATGCGCACGGGCGAACCCGCGTCCGGGGCGGTGGTCAGCGTCAGTGTCGTCACCGTTGCCGACACGCTGCCATCGGGGGCGATACCGGCCTCCATGTGCTCCAGGTCGGGAGCGAGTGTGGCGAGGCCGAGGAAGTCCGACTGCGCGTGTGGCGCGGTGCCGGAGGGGACGGCGGTGAGGTCGAGCGCGATGCCCGTGCCGCCCGTGGCAACGCGGCGCAGTTCGCCCGATCCCGCGCCCGCCGAGAGGTAGTCCGCGATCGTCGCGCCCGTGGGTGGCGTCACGGCGGCGCGCGTGATCTTGCCACTGGCTACCACCGTCGTTGCCACGGGCGCGGTCGGCGTCGTGACACCGAGCGGCGTTTCGTAGGCGTAGGAGGAGAGGTAGACACCGGCAGGGAGCGACCCGCCCGCGCCCGCCGTGTAGGTGGCGGCGGCAGTGGGGGCAACAATCCCGGCGGTGTTGAGTCCGGTCGGGGTCGCCCAGTCGTCCGGTTCGAGGAGGCGCACCTGTCGCCCGGTGAGCGCGATGCGGGTGGTGATGCCGTCGCCCCAGATCGTCGCGTCCACACGCTCACGGAGGCGTGCCTCACCGTAGACGAGGCCGTCCACGACCGCCTGCAAGGCCAGTTCCTCGAACTTGCCACCCTGCACACCAGGGGGGAACTCGTTGCGGCACATGTCGATCAACTGAGCGGGGGAAAGCATGTTTCCTCACAAAGATAGGTCAGGGTGGCTTGCTACCCTTGTGGGGTTCTAGGCCACCCTTAGGCTGTGGGAAGGAGGTATGGGAGGAATGTGCGATTAGCGCGGGCCGAGCCGAACGCCGTCCGTCAGACCCATTGCGAGGGCAGTGGCCGTGTTGTCTGCGTTCCCGCGCACCGTCTTGTAGGAGACGTAGCGGACGTTCGTATCGAGCCGGTACGGCCCGTACTCACCCGCCGCCACGACCACCGCTGCCGGGGGATCGGTCACGTCCGCCCAGGTGATCTTGTCCGCCGATGTGCGGAGCGTGATCGTGTAACCGGGCGTCGAGCCCGTGACCGTCGTGGGGTTCATAATCCACCACCACAGACCACGGATGCCCGAACCGGGGCCGAGGTCAATGGTGAGGGCATTGCCCGCGTTCTCCGTCTCGTTGGCCGAGAGGGTGTTGTCCGGCTTGCGGAGCATACTGTTGTTGTCAGCCTGAAAGGACACGAAGCACCTCCTGGTGCGCTAGAAGGATAAAGACTAGCCTAGCCTTACTTGACCTTTACGTCGTACGCGCGGAGCGCGGCGTTCGGGTTCATGTAGGCGAGGCCGAGCGACCACATAGCGACCGTGGAGTACGTGACGCCATCGGACTGCTGGAGGCCGAGGTCGGAGACCTTCATGCCGAACTGCTCGATGCCGAGGATGCCGGTCTGCCGCAAGTCCAACAGGTAGAAGGACGAGAAGTTGCTGCTGTCATCGCGCACACCGCCTGCTGTTTCCCAGCCGATAACACGGTTGGCGGAGGTCGATGCGTCGAAGATGAACGAGTTGGCCGTCTTCAGGCCGCTGTCGATGATGGGGATGTTGTAGTCGCCCCAGGCGGGCACCATGCGACCGAAGGAGTCCGCAGTCGTCTTGAACATGCCGCCCTGGCGCATGATGTCACCGACCGCCGAGGTGATCTCGAACGGGGCCACCATGACCACGCCCTCACCCTGTCCGTTGGACACCTGCCGCACGTACTGGTCGATCTTGCGTGCGAGGGCGCGGGAGGTGGTCGGGGTAATACCGGCGGGGGAGATGTCCACGGTCGCGCCGCCCGCGTCGAGTTTGAGGTTGTTGAGGCCCGAAACCGACTGGTTGTTCAGCGCGTAGCGCACACCCGGCAGTGGGTTGACCTGGATTTTCAGGCCGCTTGCCAGCGTGACCGTGCGGGAAACGGACGGATCGCCCTCGATGAACTCCGTCATGGCGAAGAAGGCTTCCGCCTCGGTGGCGAGCCGCGTCTGCAATGTGCGGGGGTTCTCGAAGTTGGCCGAGTCCTGAATCTCGCGGAAGTCCACATCGACCCGAAAGCCGAAGTAGGACATGATCGTGGACATTTGCTGGATGTCGGAGTGGATCGTCGGCACGGTCGCGCCGATGATCGAGTAGTCCGGCGCGGTGACGTTGTTGTGAACGCGGCCCCACTTGTATTCGCGCGTCCCGATGCCCTTGATCTTCAAGCGATCAAAGACCGGGCTCGCCGCCGCGAACTGCATCATGACCGTCTTCTCGATCAGGGTTTGGCGGGTCTTTGCCGCCGTGGTAATAGGGACTGGACCTGTTGCCATCGGGTGTCTCCATCAAGACGATGGCACCCCCCCCATTGCTAGGTTTTCCACTGCTGATCGACGCGGGACCACATCTCCTCAAGCGGCATGTTCGGAATCGGATCGGCACCGCCCGTGGACGGTCCCGGTGACGAGGAGCGGTCATACTGATTGACCGCCCCCTTCTTCGTCTCCGTTTCCCTCTTTGCCGCCGCGATCTTCGCCAACTCCGCTTTCACGTCCACCATCGCGCTACTCATCAGCCGCTCGTAGACCCGCGCCGCTTCGGGCGGGTCATGTTCGAGCTTCCAGGTGAGCGCCACGTCGGCGGCGTATTTGTCCGATTGGACGGTATCCTTGAGGAGTTGTTCATAGTCCGCGTCATCGGTGGAAAGCCCCAGCGTCAACATCTCATTGACGAGGGGGAGCGCCTGTTTTGAAAACTCAAGTTCGGCCTCGCGTTCGGAGCGGGCCTGGTCGGTCTCGGCGGTGAGACGCTGTTGCTCGGCGGCGTACTCGGCCTGCTGCGCTTCAGCGTCCGCCCGCTGCACCCAGCCCTGCATCAACTGCGGGCCGCGCTCAACCTCTTCCTGGGTGAGTTGGCCCGTGAGCGTCAGTTCGTGGATGCGCTGTGCCTCCAACTGGCGGGCCTGCTCCAGGGCATTCGCCCGACGATCCGCGGCAGCCTGCCCTTTCCGAGCAAGCGCGAGATCGTTCTCCAGTTTCTTCAGTCGCGCCTCAGTGTCGCTCTCCCCCTCCGGCTTCTTCGGCTCGGCTTGCTTGGGGGTGGGAGCGGCCTTTGCGCTATCTGTACCGTCCGTCTTCGCCGGTGTCGCCGTCTCTGTCTGGGGTGCCGCTCCGCTTGGCGCGCTTTCGGGCGTGTCATCTGCGGTGGGCGGTGCGTCCCCAGCGGCGGCGAAATCCGTGTTGACCTGATTCCACAAGTCGGAAAGGGAATCAGCGGACGGGGTGCTTTCATCTGCCATGTGCTGTCTGCTCCTCGCGCGAATGTCCCCGCTGCATCACTGCGCGGGGTACGGCTTTTGGGTATGGTTGTGGCACTCTAGAGAATAACAGGCGGAAAACGGGGGCGAAACTATGCCTCGTAGGCTAGGCGGCGATTGTGCTCTTGTGCAACTTGCCGTCTCGACCCACGAAATAGCCCGCAGGCGTCTTCGTGCTGCCGGTTGCCGACCCCGGATTGGGCAGCGAGAACGTGCGGGCAGGCGCGGGTGCGGAAGAACCGCCGCCGAGCATGCCGCGATCCGCCGCTGCGGGGCCGATACCCGTGGTGCGCTGCATCAGGGCGGAGAGTTCCGCGAGTGAGAGGGCGCGGCTACCACCCTGCGAGGCTTGATTGCTGGACGTGCGTCGTCCGCTATCGATCAGGTCTGCCGCCCGCTTCGTCCGCAGGGCACTCTCTGCTACCGCGAGGGCGCGGGTGAACGTCTGCGTGTCTACGCCCTTCTGTCCGAGTGGGTTGACGCCCACGCGGTCAAGGGCTTGGCGTACCGCTGCCTTCTCGCCCTTGTCCGTCAGGCCGTTGTAGAGGTTGTAGAAGTCGTTGCCCGCCTGACGTGTCGAGGTTGACGATCCGCCCGACGATCCGCCCCTCCCGGACGAACCATAGTTCCCCTGCGGGTACGTATTTCCTGATCTCGGTACGTAGGGGTAGTTGTTTGATGAAGTGTTCGGCGTCGATGGCACACCTCCAACGGGCTTCTGCCCCTGAATCGTGGTGTCAGCATACGACGGCGCGTATCCCGCCGCCACTGCCGCGCGGTTACTGAGTTCCTTCGGGTTGACCCCGAACCTGTCCACGATGGACTGCTCCGCGCCGTTGACGATGTTGTTCAGCCGCGTCAGTTCGTCGCCGTTCTTCTTGTAGAAGTCGGTGTAGGCGTTGTGCTCCGCCGACCCCTTCGGTGCGTCCTTGCCCTTATTCGCCTCTGCCGCCTGCTGCTCAAGCGCGGTGCGCGCCTTGTAGTCGCGGCTGGCTTTCAAGTCGTTGAAGGCGTCGTACGCCTGCTTCTCGGTCGGGTTGAGTTTGCCGCGGAATGTCTGGTCGCCGTAGGTGGCGAGATCCTGCTTGTGCAGGGCGTCGAAATACTGACCGAGCGGCCCCGGCGCCTGTGCCACGTCGGTTGCGCGAATCTTCGCCAACTCGCCTTGCAGCGCCTTTACCTGGGGGGAGTTGTCGCCGTACTGCGCTTTCGCTTGGGTGATTTTGTCGAGCGTGTTGTAGTAGTTTCCGGGCTGGTTGAGCAAGTCCTTGCCGGTGAACCCACCCCCGCCGATGGGCATGTCGAGCATGTACGCCTTCTCGGTGTTCGGTTGGTAGATGCCGTTCGCTTCCATCGCGCTCTGTGCGCCACGCGCCTGCACGGGAGCCAGCTTGCCCATCGCCTGCGTGTCCAGACGGACATTCACCGCATCGTGCAGTTGCTTACCGAGGGCGATGTCCTGTGGTGTCTGCGGGGCGTAGTAGGCCCGCTCCGCCGCGTACTTCGAGAGGCCCATCTGGTCCGCGACGAAACCGAGTGCGTGTGCCGCCGCGAGGTCGGGGTTGTACTCCTGCCGGTTCACCCCGAAGGCGGTATCGGTGCCGCGCTGCAACAGGTTCCCAAGTGCCTGCCCAGGATTGGTCGCGCCCGTGACGACATTGCGCGGGAGCGGGCTGCCCGCGAGGTCGTTGAGGCGTTGCCCGAAGCCCGTGGTGCCGTTCATGGTGCCGTACTCACGGAGCAAGTCGCGCGAGTCTGCCAGCGGCTGCTTCGTGTCGTAGTCCAGTTTGCCCGACAAGAGCGGGTTCGTCGTCCGCTGCGTCAGGGAGGCCAGCGGGCCACTGATGTACTCAAAGGGCCGGACGAATGCGTTATTACCCGCGAGGTTGTAGTTGAGGTTCTTGAGGATTTGCTGCGGGATGTTGTTACCGCCCGCCCGGTTCACGTCCGTTGCGTACTCGTAGGCTTTCTGTGCCCAGTCGAGGATATGGAGGCCCGTCGTGGTCTTGATAAGACCTGCGAGCGAGTTGCCTTCGGGGAACTTCAGCGTGCCGTAGTCATCGAACGTTTGTAACACCTGTGCCATGCCGAGTGCGAGGGCAGGATGACTGGCGAAGTATTGCGCCCAAAACTGGGCACTATGGATATGGAATGGTGCGAAAGGTAATACTGGAGGAGTAACACCACCGACGCCATTCTTCATCCACATGCCCGCCGTCGTCTGATCGGCGTTATTGCCGACGATGCGGTAGCCGCGTTCGAGGCCCGCCTGCACCGCCGCCTGATCGCCCGTGCCGCGTGCAAACGCCGCATCACGAATACCCGCCTGTGCGCGCCCGCGTGCTGCTTCGAGGGCTTGTATGTCACGTGGCTGTGGGAGGGGGATGGACGGCTCCAGTGGCGCGACGGGTGGCGGGCCGGGGTTGCCGATGGGCGGATGTCCCTCGTTGCCAATCGGCATGGCGCTGCCCTCACGCGGGAATGCCGGGGGCGTACCGATCAGGTCGCGCATCCGAGGGTCGATGGAGATGTTGGGAATCTCGACGCGCCCCGGTGACAGGGGGTTCGCTGCGAGGCGGGCGATGTCCTCCGCTGTGGGTGGTCCCGCACCGTAGATGTCGGTGGGCGAGGGCGCATTCGGGTCATAGGGCGCGAGGCGGTCTGTCTGTGCCGCCCGCCACCGCTCGTACTCCGCGGTATGGTCAGCAACGGAGGTGTCGTTGATGCCGCGGTCAATCGCACCCTTTTCCGCAGCCGTCACCTGTCGTGGCCCCGGCCCGCCCGCCCGCGTCAGTTCGGGACGCACGGGAGGTCTGCCTGCTTCGAGCGCGGCGCGGGCATCAGCCCATACCTGTGCGCGGGCTTCCGCATCGCCACGGGTTGCTGGTCCAAACATGTCCTCACGCGCTTTGGTGAGGGCGATCTTTTCGGCGGATTTCGGCCCCCGCCCCACCGCTGCCGCCTGTGCGTGGTCAACGAGGCGTTCCTCTATCTGCTGCAAGGCGTCGATGTCGTTTGCCGCCCATGCCGCGTTGAACTGCTGCTGCGCGGTGCCGATGATGCGCTCCAGGTTGTCCGGGGTGACGCGGCCTGTACGATAGGCGTCCACGAGGCCGTCCGTTGTGCCCGCGCGCTGCCCATTGAAACTCGGTGGCGGGCGGTTGAGGTCAGCAGCCTTCGGGATGGGCGTGCCGGTCGTGGCGGTCGGGCGGGGTGCTTCCGCGAGGGGTGCGCCGCCGGTACGCGGTGCCTCAGACGCCAGTTTCAGCATACTCGGATCGAAGATGGAGACGGTTTCGCCGTTTGTGGCGCCGTGATAGCCCATCCGCTTGAGCGCATCCACGACATGCGGATCATCGAGGGCTTGCAGATCGAACCCGACATCGGGGTTGCCACCCGGCTCGTAGAACCCGCGCACATCTTCAGGAAACTTATTCCCGCCGACCATGCTGCCGGAGTTGTACCCCGGCATCTTCTCCCCATAATCCTGACCAAAGAAGGGATAATCGTGGCCCGTCGAACTGCGCTCCGTGAAGGCGCGGCGATACATCTCCCGCGCCACGTCCGGGTTAGACAGGTCTGCCAGGTTCGCCCGTGGATCAAGATGGAACTGGGCTAGTAGGTCGGGGTTCTCTCCCGCGTACTGGAAACCGAGGTCACGGGAACGAGTCAGATAGAGATTTCCCTGCTCATTCATCCGCAAGGGATCAAGAGGCAACCCGGCAGCCTGTAGCCGAGACATGCCACGGTAGACACTCTCAGGTGCCGCCGCGATGTCGAGGGGTGCGCCGCCGCCTGCTGCTCGCGCTTGTGCCTGCGTGAGTGCAGCCTGTGCTTCGGCATCGCTGATTTCAACGCCGCCTGCCATCCCGTTCGCGCGGGCACGGTGTTGCAGCGTGGCGGGATTGGTCACACCTTCCGCGACCATATCATCCGCGATGTCACGCGCGGTCTGACTGACGACGAGGCCACCAGCACCCTTTTCGGCGGGTACGATCCCCAAGTCCTCCGCCGTGATCTTTTGCCAGCCTCCCGGCACGCCACGATAGCCGTACTGCGACGGTTCCGTTGGCCCTCTTGGCCCTGGTATGATCGGCTCTGCGCCGCCGCCCTTCGCCTTCTCCGCCACGGCCTGATCGTAGTTCGCCCCCGCCGACTCGCGTTGGCCCGTGGGATTGCGCGGCCCTTTGCCGTTCTCACCCTCGCGGACCTGCTGCATCCGCATCTGGACATACTCATCGCGCGAGACAGCAGTTACGTCGCCACCCGCTGCTTTGATCGTCTCATAGGTGGCAGCCGCCTTCTCACGGTTCGTCGGGATGCGGGCCTCCGCTGCTTGAGGGCGGGTCGGCAATCCGGCAGCGGCGCGGGCGTCGGGGTTGTCCCACAGCGGATCATACACATCCCGTTTCGGCTGGTAGATCGGCGCGGCGCCAACGCCACCTTCGGGGAACGGGGGCGGCTCATTGCCATACACCTTCAAGTCTGCGGGGCGGTAGTTAGCCGGTAGGAGCTCTCCTGTGAGCGGCGCACTTTTCCCTGACTCAAGCGCCTTGATTGCCGCGATCTGCTGCTGGTACTCCGCCGCCTCTGCCGCCGTGGGTATTTTCTGACTGGTGCCCCCGCCCGCGCTACCACGGTTGACGCCCACGCGAGCAGGCTGCAAGTCACGGAGCGCATCGGGGTTGAGCAGCGTCACATGTCGCCCCGTCGCGTTCGTGAGTGAGAGGGCATCGTACCCGGCATCCTTCAGTGCCGCGTTTACTGCGGAGATGCCGGGTGTGTCGCGGATCACATCGTAGAGGTCGGCGGTGGTGGTGGCGTTTTGCACACCACGAGCGAGCGCGGCATCATTTCCCACGGCGCCGAGCGCGGCAGCACGGGCGTCGTCGGGAAGCGGCGCGTCGAAGTCAAGCGTGCGATTCGGGCCAAGACGCGCCTCGTAGACGGTGCCATTTCCCGCCCGCATCCCGGCATAGCCACGATCCGTCGTGAAGTAGTGACCCGGCCCCATGCCGCCCGTGCCCGCCTGCATCGTCTCCCGCGTGAGGTCCGCCGCAGCAGAACCGTGGTAGAAGGGCTGCGAGCGCAGGGCAATCTCGTCCGCCAACTGCCCCGCCGTCTTGCCTGCTAACTCGATCTTCATGCCCAGAGGCCCGACCGCCGAGATCACGCCGCGCGGCACCACACTATTGGCTGGCTCGTCGATTCGTGGCAGCACCGGGAGCGCGGCGTCGGGGGAGGTGCGATCAAAGCCCTGCGCCCACGTCTGCGCCGTCTTCTCGCCAGCGGTCGCACTGCGGGCCATCTGCTTCGGCGTGTAATCAATCGGCGTCGGTGGTGGCGTTGCAAGGTCACGGAGCAACCCTGGTTGCCCGCCGCTCTCCGCAATCGCCTGTCGCACCTGTGGCGTGAGGTTCTGGCCGCGTGCGGGCGAACCCTGTGCCATGCCGCGATCGGGCACGATGGGCGGAAAGGCACGCCTGCCGATATTGAGGATTTCACCGGGGTTCTTTGCGCGCAGGGCATCCTCATAGATTTGCTGCACCAGTGCGGGTGGTGCGCCCTCCCGCCACGCCGCATCTGCCGCCATCCGCGCAGACGCCTCCGCATTCCGCGCCAGTGCCGCTGGATTTGTGTCCTGCCAGAGAGCGTTGAGTTGCACATGCCCCGTCGGTGCCGCGATGAGCGATTGGTTCCACTTGGCCACGGGTGATGCAAGCGCCTGGAAGCGTTCTCCCGCCCTGATCGCCTCACCGTAGCGATTCTGCCCCGTAAACGCCCCCCGGAAGGTGACGGGGTTGACCTTGCGGAGCACCTCGTTTGCGGGCAGGATGTCGTTTCGGACGAGGTTGCCGACCGTCGAGCGGTTGAGGAAACCTTGTGCGCGTTCGCCCTGACCGAGGATATTCCTCTTCTCAGCGAACCGCGCCATTGCCTGCCCGATGGCGGTGTCCGAGGCGCGCACGCCGATGGTGCCCTGCGTCAGCGCCCTGAACCATTCGTCGGTGAACTTCTGCAAGGCGAGCGGGGGGGCCGAACCGGCGAGCATCAGGCCGCGCACGATGGAGAACAAGCCCTGCATCCCCTGCGTCAACTGATTTTCGGTGCCAGGGAGCTTGTAGCCAGCCTCGGCGTACCAGCCTGCACGGAGGTCGCTCTTGGCAATATCCCGTGCCGCCTGTGCGGCCACCGCCTGTCGCGCTTCGAGGCCGCGCTGTGCCACGGCGGGGTCAGCAGACATGATTTGCTGCGTCAGACGGTCAAGGTCAACGCCGAGTTCGCCCGCCGCTTGGCGGTACGGCACATTCCTCGCATCGGTGCCGAGGTCGCGGATACCCTGTGCCTTCTCATCGAGGGCACGCACGACGGCACGCGCGTCGACCGCACCCTTCGCCTCAAAGTTGTACCGCATCCCGTCCGCCATGCGCTGCATGGTATCGAGGACACCGGCGGGGGCACTGCCGAGTTGGTCAGCGTACTGCGTGGCCCACTGAAGCGCGGTCGGCGTGTCACCCTCCGCGATCTTCGATGCACCATCGTAGAGGATTGCCGCCGCGTCCTGCGCGGTCGAAACGCGATTGAGGCCGGAGATAGCACCCGCCTGCGTCTCAGTGATCGTGTTGACCTGATTGGGCTTGCTCATATCGAGGCCGAGCCGGCCACCGCTGTCTGTGAGTGCCTGCTTGCCCTCTGCCGCGAGTTCAGGCGTCCACGTCTGCGCCACCTTCGCCTTGTCCGCGATCTCACCGAGCGCCCGCGCCGTCTTCGTCTCGAAGATAGAGGCCACCGCCTCACCGACACCCGGCACCTCGACAAAGTTCACGGGGTTGATGAGGTCGGACAGGATACTGGCGCCCACCGACCCCTTGTACTTCTCGATTGCCTGATCGTAGGGCATGCCGTTGGCGATGTCCTGCTGCAAGGCGCCGACGTCGAGCGATGGACCCTGTGACCGCGCATTGCCCGTGAGCGAACCGCGCAGGGCTTCCTCGCCACGGGCAAGGCCACCGAAAATGGGAATGTCGTACTGCGTGTCGCCGCCGATGATTGGCACGCTATCAGGGATGATCTGGCGCCCACCACCGCTGCCGCCGCTACCTGGGAGGATCGCCGCCGACGGATTGCGGGAGACGACGTTGCGGGTGGTGTACTCGTCATCGCCCATCCACGGCGCTTGATCGCCTGTGATCGAGTAGTAGGCATTCGACGCCGGGTTGACATCGCTGGCGAGTTGGCCCCAGTTGCCTGCCTTCGCATCGTTGAGGGCGACGGCAGCCGAGCCCTGAATGCGTGAGCCGACATCGAAGGCGTCCTTGACGGTGTTGCCGAGGGTGCCTGCCGCCGAGGCGTAGGCGTCCTTGAGGAACGCGCCGGGGTCGTCCCACGGTCGGTTCCCCGCCTCGATCGTGTCCTTGAGCGCGATCGGTCCCATGCCCGCGAGGTCGCCCACTTCCCTCGCCGCGCTGCCGAGCAAGTCCTTGCCGCGCTCCCACCAGGAGCGGTTATCACTGCCTGCGGGATTGGGCTGCTGGTCCGCGGGTGGCGGGCCGGGATTGCCGATGCCGCCGTCGATGGACTGGGCTGCCTTCTTCGTGGTCGTGTCGGTGCTGTAGTCGGGGGCGCCCGGTTGACCAATCGGGGCATCGTATCCACCATCGGGGTTGTACCAGGTATCGCCACCACTCTGGGTCGCATAGGTGTTGTCTGACGGCGTATTGTCGGGAGGAGCGTAGTTGCTCTGCGGCGGTGGGCCGGGATTGCCAATGCCACCATCGTCCGGGGGTGTGTATGAACCATCGGGGTTATAGTACGTATCAGCCATCAGCAACGACCCTCGATTCAGAGATTAGCCGCCGAAGGGAATAAGCGTGCCATCCCTCAGTCGGCGGAACGCGCCCGCCGCCGTCTGGATGATGTCCGCCCCGGCGTTGGCGATATTTGCCGCGACCCCCATGCCGCCATTTGCAATGGCCGCGGGGATTGATCCTGCCTGGATCAGGTCGTTGCCATCACCCAGACCGAAGCCGCCGCCGCCCATATTGCCCCCGCTCGCGGCGACGTAGCCCGGTGTCGGCTGGAAGTTCGTATTGCCGTAGCCCGTCCACAGCGGGTTGTTGGCGTCCGGTGGCCCGTAGCCGCGCATATTGATCGGCTTGTTGCCGTAGAGTTCCTGCGGCGACTGCGCGATGCCATCCGGCCCTGCTACTGCTGCTGCCGGGGGCGCATACCCGCCACCGCCACCGCCACCACCGCCGCCACCACGCGGAGCGTAGCCACGCGGAGCGTAGCCACCGCCGCCACCACCCACTGCTGCCGGGGGGGCGTTCTGTGCGGAGAGGCGGTTCGAGATGACGCCCGCCCAGTCCTTCCACTCGTTCATCGGAATGTGGCGAACCTGCCCATTCTCCGAGAAGACGATGTTGCCGTAGCCGTCCATCGGGCTTTTCGTCCTGGGGTCGTTGATGAGTTCGACGCCTTTGAGTTGGCCCAGATCAGCGACCATCTTGACGGCATCAGGGAAAGCTTCGGCGTTGGAAATGACGCCGCCGGCGGGCGTGCGGTACTGCTGCGCGGCGAGATTCTGGATAGCGGCGAGGTTCTGGATCAAACCACCACCACCGCCACCGGGCGATGCGCCGAGCCTGCCGTTGAAGCCCTGTCCACCACCGCCACCGCCCGCGTTCTGCGCGAACTCACCGGCGGCGATGCGGTTCTGGATTTGCTGGTTGTGCAGACCGCCCCAGTCCGCCGCCATCTGGCTACGGTAGAAGTCGGGATGCGCCTGAGTCGCGCCCTCGATCTTTGCGGCGTTCGAGTCGAGTCCGGCCATGTAGCGCATCTGATCCGCAATGGCGGTGTCCCCGCGCTGCGCGTTCGCCAGCATGTTCTCACGGCTGTTGAAGCGGTTATCGAAGAAGCCGAACTTGTCGGTAAAGTCCTTCTGCCACTCGGCGTCGGAGAGCGCGCCGCCACCGCCCGTGCCACCCGTCGTGCCGGTGCTGCCGGGATTCGGCAGGGATGGCGTCGTGGGCGCGTACGGCCCCAGTTCAGCCGCAGACGGCACATAGGCTTGTCCCGTCTTGAAGTCGATCTGCCCCAGCGGGCTGGTGATATCCGTGACCGCGCTGCCGCGTCCCGATGCCACCGTACCCGTACGAGAGCCGCCCGGTTCGGGGAACTGGCTGAACGGGACGCCGTTCTCGGTACTCAGTCCGTTGGTGAGCGCGTCATAGGTCGCCCGCCCGCCCACGGGGTTGTCGGTAGCGGAGAAGCTGCCCGGATTGGGGAAGTTGCGCGGGTCATTCGGGTCGTTCGTGTTGCGGCGGGCGCTCGTATCGGTGCTGTCGATGAGGTCAGCCGCGACGGCATCAGGGACATTGCCGGGCATCCCCATGCTCTCACCGAGGGGCGGGCCGTAGTCGGGGCGGTTCTCATTGCCCAGACTGCCGTTGTAGCCACCCGTGGGGTCGTTGTACTGGTCGAGGCTCGGCCAATCGACATTTATGCCGTAGCTCATTTATGCGACCCTCCTCGGAGGAAGCGGCAGACGCTTTCGTGTTGGTTTCTCGGTACCCGCGCGCTTTTCGGCGGCTTCCTGTTGGACAGTCTCCGCCGCTTCCTCGCCGGGACTGCCCTCACGGTCGTTCGCCCGCATGTGCCGCTCAATCTTGCGGGCGACTGTGCGCGGACGCGGCGTGATCGCCATCTTTTCCAGGAGTTTGGCGACGTTCGTGCCGAGGCGGTCGTGGTCGCCCGCCTTCATCGCTGGATGGCCCATACTGGAGGCGAGGATGATGGTATGCGCCCCGACGTTCGGCGGCGTGCCGTCCGTGGATTTCTGCTCCACGCCGTCCGCGTCCACATGCTCGTGGGTATCGAGGTTATAGAGTTTCGCGTGACGGCGCGGATCGTGACCGCGCTGAGTGCTGTTGGCGTGACCGCGTGTCGGCGGCCTCGGCAAATCACGAGCCATTTTCGTATTCCGGCTTACCGAGGTTCTGCCCGTTGACGACCATTTCCCAGAACGGCGCCCAGTGCCCGAACTCATCCTCCGGGATGTTCTCGATCGTGATTGGCCCCTCGCCGTCATCCACGAAGCCCTTGCCCACCACCACTGGCCCCGCGGGGGACTTGATCCGAACCTCGCGTTCGGCAATCTTGCCTTCCTTCGCCGCCTTCTCCGTGTCGAGGATGCGCTTCACGAGTTCGTCTTTGGTCAGTTTCATCAGCGCGTCGTGGCTTGCCATCATTTCACCTTCCATGTGTATGTGTCCGACCCTTCGTACGGGAGAATGCGGCTGCCCGGAATGCGGATACCCGCGGGAAGGCTGGGGTCGCGGAGGAGGGGTGTCGATTCCGTCTCAAGGATCATCTCGACCAGCACCTCCTTCTCGTACTTCATCAGGTATGCCTTCCGTTCCGCCCTTGTTTCCACTCCCTGCTCCCTTACTGCCATCCCGCCACTTGCGGGCGTCCGATACCTGCCCACCCTGTGCCTGTGAGGGAACGCGAGACGTTCTTGGCGTCCTGCAATCCTTTACTCGCCTCGTTGTATGTGGACAAAGCCTGCTGATTGGCCTGATGCCCCAACTGGTAGGTCGAGTTGGAGCGGTCGTACTGGTTCTGCAAGTCCTGCGTGCCCTGGCTGTACTGCTGCCGGGTCTGCCCGCCCGTGTAGTCGGCGCTACCGAGGTTGTACTGATTCTGGGCGAGGCCGTAGGCGTTACTGGCGTTCGTCGCCTCCAGCCCGGTCTGCGCGTTCGACATGCCGGTATAGGGATTCGCGGCCATGTAGTTCTGGTTATAGTTGTATTGCTGGATCGCCTGCCCGTTATCGTTCTGGAGACCCAGTTGCCCGTAGGTCATGCCGTTGACACCAGAGGCGGTGTTGTAGTTTTGCCCGGAGGCGTACTGCTGTGCTGCCTGCTGATTATTGTTCTGGAGACCCACCTGCCCCCACGTCTGGCCATTGATGCCGGAGCCCGTGTTGTAGTTTTGCCCGTAGGCATTCTGCTGCTGCTGGCCGTAGAGCGTGGCCTGCTGTTGCCCCGCCTGATTGCGGTACTGGAAGCCCGCCTGCCCGGCGTCGTACAGCCCCTGTTCCTGGGCATAGTTGAGGCCGGTCTGCGGATCAACGCCCTGCATGTACTGGGCGGACTGATACTGCTGCGCCGACCGGACCTGATCGAGCGCCTGCTGCAACTGCTGCTGCGTCATCTGCCCGCCGCTATAGGGATTGATCGCCCCCTGCGCCGCGAGCGTATTGAGCGTCACCTGCTGCTGCTGGATCGCCTGCTGGATCATGCCAACGGGAATACCGCTATTGGTGGAGATGAGAGCGATATTGGTAGCCGGGCCGAGGTTGGCGTAGGTGTAGTCGTACTGATTCGTGGCCTGATTGTACTGCCGCGAGTAGCCGTAGACATTGCCATCGGGGCCGAGCGTGATGTCGGGGCCATAACTGCCCGCACCGGGTGGCCCAGCGGGCGCGGCGGGACCACCCGCGGCCTGTGTGGTTGGTTGCCCACCGCCGCCGGAGCCATTGTTATAGCCCGTGCCTTTGCCGCCACCGGGGATTGCCGTGTTCTGCGGCCACTGATAGGACGGCGTGTACGAGTACGACTCGATGCCGCCACCGGGCACGGTCGGGCCGCTCGTGGGGTCGGCGTTGTCCTGATACATATAAGCCAAGAGCTTACCCTCCTAGACGCGCCGTGGCAGGCCGGGATTGGGCATGGTGGGCGTCGTGGGCGGCTGGATTTGCCCATTGCCCGCCACCGGCTGTGGTTGCCCCTGCGGCGGCTGCACCATACCGACTGCCCGCTGACCCTGCGGCGGCGGCGTCCAGCCACGTTGCTGAAGGATTTGCTGCCCGTGCGGGTGGTCGATCATCTGATGAAAGGCATCGACGGGATGCATTGGCTGCTGCGGCCCGAAGCCGTTGCCACTGCCGCCGTACGGCGCGGGTTGCCCCTGCGGCTGGGGCTGCTGCATACCCATGTTGTACGCACCCTGACCGTTCGACGGCTGCCCGCCGTACTGCGGTGGCGGTCCTGGCTGAGCCTGTGCCATGCCACCGGCCGCGGGTCGCTGTGGCATTTGCGGCTGCTGGGGCTGCGCCTGCTGCTGTTGAAACGAGTTTTGCAGGTTACGATTGAACTGATCGCCAACGTAGCTCATTGTCTACTCCTACGATGTGGCTGCGCCGAAGACGAACGCGAGGACGCCGACGCGCACGACGCCCGCGCCGGGGTTAGAGCCGACACAGGTGACGCGCACCTTGGCGGCGGCGGCCTGTGACGGCCCTGCCGCGAGCGTGGTGATCGCGCCTGACCACTGGACGATGCCGATGCTGGTGGTGCCCGCCGTGAGGGTGCTGTTCGTGGCGGCAAAGCGGTTGGCGGTCGTCGGGTCAGAGAGTCCCCAGGAGGTTGCCGTGGTGATCGTGGTCGTGACGCGGCCGACAACTGCCAGAATCAGGCTACCGGCGGGGAGAAGGTTGGCGGTGGTATCGGTGGTGAGGCCGCCCGTGGAGAGCGTCAGGAGTTCGGTGTTCCACTGGAACGTGCCCGTCTCACCGTTTGGCCCGGTGGGGACGATGCCATTGAGGAGTGAGAGGCCCGTGGACGAGTTGTAGAGGATATTGGGGTCACTGTTGAGGAGGCCGGTCGCGGTGAAGAAAGCAACGGCGCCCGTCGCGGGGTTGCCCTGTGCGCGCTCCTGTGGCATGTCACATCGCTCCTAGTGGTGGTGCGCCACAGTTGGGACAACTGCGGGCGTGATAGGTCGTTTCGCAGTACAGGCAGTGTTCGGTTGGCTCAATGCAGAGTGTGCGCTGAAGCGACCGGAACACACGCCCCTCGTTGGGCGTTGTGGGATGCCACACGCCGCTGTCAGACAAGGAGACGAGGAACCGTGCGCTCCGAGGTGTAATCTCGTCCAGGTTCCCGATGATGTGTGCCGCTTGCTCCCTGTACTCCACGAGTGTTGGCATCTAGAACACCCCCTGCGGTGGCGCGGCCATACCGGGTGGCCCGCTATTCATCATTGGCTGCTGGAACATCGGCGGCGGCGGCCCCTGCGGGATACCGGGCGGTGGCGCCTGCGGCCCGATGGGCGGTGGGAAGTTCGTTGGTGGCCCCATTGGTGGCCCCATCATTGGCGGACCGGGAGGTGGCCCTTGCATCGGTGGCCCCGGCGGTGGCGGTGGGCCTTGCGGCGGTCCCATCGGTGGCCCGCCCATCGGTGGAGGACCGCCTCCTGCCCCAAGGGCGCCTGCCTGATCGGGCGGGGGCTGGCCTGGTGGCGGCTGTGGCTGGGCTGCCTGCTGGAGTGCCTGGAATGCCTGGGCAAAGGCGCTCTGGATCGCCATTGGCTCCAACTGCTGAAACTGCGCCTCGAACTGCTGCACCTGCTCCGGTGGCAGGCGCGTTGCCGCGTCGTCGATCATGGCGCGAATCACCCGTGTCTGCCCGTAGGGTGTCTGCGGGTTCGCGGCCTGCGCCTCCAAAATGGCGTCACTCTCCATCTGGCGCGCGTCCTCGACGTGGGCGAAGTTCTCGCGGATGTACTTCAGCGGGAACAGGGGCTGCCCGCTCTCGGTCTTCGCCTGGGCGGCGGTGATCGAGAACTGCAACTCCTGCTCAAGTGGCATCCGGTTATCGGCCACGACCTCGACGCGCAGACGGCGAATATCCGCGAACGTCAGGTCGTCGATCTGCCTGCCGCCGCCAATCTCCATCGTCACGCCGTCAGTGGCGAGGGGGGATTTGTCCCCCAGATGCGGGTTGAGGGGCTTCCCGGCGGCGCGGGCGTAGCGGTGTGTCGTGGGCGCTACAAGCATCTGCTTGTAGATGCCGATACGCATACCGGCGCGGTGCGTCAGTCCCCGACTGAGCGTCAGCGCCAGACCCTCGGCCTTGGCGCGCGCCCAGGAGGTCATGCCGTTCTGACTGACACCCGGCACGTTCTGCGTCACCTGCCCTTGCAGGATACCGGGGGCGACGGACGCGGCCGCCAGATCCTGATTGATGGCGTCGATGACGTTCTTGAGCGCGGGGGACGCATTGGGCGGCACGACGAAGCGCGCATCGGAGGAGGGGGTGTCCTCCAGCTGCAGCACGCCACTCTCGAAATCAATCTCCTCGCCCTCCTCGTCGCGCCCCTGGAGGAGTCCCTTGACGGCGATCAGGGGCACGGAACCGATGCGGGCGGCGTGCATGGCGAGCGTCATAGCGCGACTACGCTTTTTCAGTTCGGTCAGAAGCGAGAAGACGAGCGGCGTGCCGACGCGGATACCGCGCTGCGAGATGCCCGACGCCTGCGGCCCGGTGTCGCCCTGCCGCTCGATGTGGGCATTGTGGATGTGGAAGGTGATCGGCACGGCCGGTCTGCCCGCCGAATCGACATAGCCGTGCGGCGCCAATGGCTTGACAATATCGGTGCCGTAGATGGCGCCGTGCTGGTAGCAATCGAAGTACTCGACGAGCGTATCGTCGGCGTCCTCGTCGGTCTTCCCGGACGCTGTGCGCCACGCGGGCGGCAGTTCCTCCAGTAAGCGCCGCTTCTGGACGATACAGCGGCCAAGCCGGTCGCCGACACCGAGTCGCCAGGCGACATCGAAGACATCATGCACGTCACCGCGAATCTTCAGCCCGTCGAGGTCGGCGGACTCCTCCTCAGACAGTGGCAGGTGCTGCTCGAAGCACATACCGCGGTAGGTGAGGTGCCACTTGAGGAGTTCGAGGTAGTCCCCGGCGAGCACTTCGTCCTGATACTGCAAGTCAAAGCGGATGGCGGCCTCGGCGTCGGCACGGTCCTCGTCCGTCGCCATCGGGTTATCGGCTTCAGAGGCCCGTACCCTGACACCCGTGGAGCGGATATAGGCCGCCAATGCCTCCCCGTAGGAGTACATCGTCGTGTCGATCCACTGGGTGACGGTGTTCTGCCCGTCCGGGCCGAGGATTTCCACGTACGGCGTCGTCGGTTCACGCAGTTTCGCCGCGTCATCAATCGGGATGAGGACATCGGTGAGCCACTGCGAGAGCGGCTGCCGCCACGTGGCGTAATCGTCCGTCGCCTTCGTGAGGTCGTAGTCGCTGTAGGGGTTCTTCGCGGCGTCGTAGCCCGCGGTCTTCGCGTCTGGAGATGAATGCTGCCCAGAGGGCGCCCGCCCCTTCGCGGGGGCGTTGCGATTGGGCGATGGGGCTGTTTGCGCGGGTGCGACCATTTAGTTGAACCTCACTCGCCGTTTGGCGCGCACATTCCTGGTCGATTCGACGCCCTTGACCGCCGTGCCGATGGCGTAGCGTTCACAGTCCATCCAGTGAAAGCGGTTCTTGTTGGCGATCTCCTGCGTCGGCTCGTTCGTGTCCCGATCGAGCACGCGCCGATACGACCCCTTCTGATCGAGGTAGCCGCGGCAGGAGTCGAGCACAAGAATCTCATTCCGCCGATGCACGCCGTAGACCCGCGTAATCCCCACTTCCACGTCCCGCTGATCGGGCCGCTCCACGGCAAGCCCCGCGTTCGTCGTCTCCGTGCGCCACTGGTCTTCCGAGAACGCGCCGCCGATCGCGCGAATCCTGGGCCGCGTCCCATCGGCCCGCTGCGGGATGTGCTTCAGCACTTCCTGTACATGCGTCCGCATCGTGAAGCCCTCGCCGTGGTACTCGTGGTAGAGGTAATACCGGTTCACCGACGGGTCACGTGCGTAGATCAGGGCGGCGAAGTTGACGAGGCCGAAGTCCAACCCGACGAGGCGCGGCCAGGTCGGGTCGATCTTTGTCCGCGCCGCCGAGACGACATGCAACGTGGGATTGAAACAATCGTAGATGAGGCCCACCGGCCGCTCGAAGAGCCCCTTGTACATCATGTTGAAGAGCCAGCGCGGCAGGGTGCGCTCCGCCCGTTCGTACTCCGCCCGCGGAAACACCGGGTTCTCCAGCGAATCGAACTGCACCAGTTCAATATCCGGGTCGCCCGCAAGCGCCGGGTCGTGCAGCTCGGTCTTCAACCAGCCCAGGTTATACGGCGTTGTCGTGAACAGCACCCGCCCCTGCGCGATCGACAGCCGCCGCTGGATTGCCTGCCAGGCACCGACGACAAAGTCATCCTGCCCGGCCTCATCGCACCAGACCGCCTTGAGCGTCGCCGCTTCCAGCGTGTCCGGCTTGGCGGCGAACCCGAAGAGGATGCGGGTCGGCGTCTTGGCGTCATACGTACCAAACATCCGCCGCGACCCCTCTTCCGAGAAGTAAAACACGTCGCGGTTATTCTCTTTCTTCGTCTTGCCCAGATGTAAAATCGTCTCAAACAACATGTCAAATGCGGGCTTAGCCTTCAGGTTCATCAGTGTCAACGACGGCGCGACAATCATGTAGTCGCCCGGCCCGCACTCCTGTATCTCCCGGTGCAGCCACAATGGCCCGTAGACCGTCTTGCCACTCTGTGTCCCCGCCAGTACCAGAATAAACCGCTTCGTACTGAGGTGCGCCCGTGACTGCCCCGCGTGCAGGTTGAAGGTCATCCGCCCCGACGCATCCAATGTCGCCAGTCCAAAGGCAACCGTCGTGGGCGCGGTCGTCGCCGTCATTGATCCTCGTCTCCAATCAGGATGCGCAGGGCTTCTTCAAGAATGCGGATTGCCGCAATCAGGTCGGGTACGCCGGTCTGGTCGTTCTCCGGGCATCGTCTGGCGGCGTTTTCCCGATGGTATGCCACGATGGGCAGTAACCCCCGGATGCGCGCAGCCACCGTGGGCGCTACCTGCGTTGCCGTCACTTCGTCCCCCGCCGTAAACGCATGTCCCGTATCCGCCCGCCACTCTTCATCCGTATCCACTTGCGTATCCGTGTCATCGTCGTCTCCTTAGCAAAGCGCGTAGATGCGGATGCGGCTCAGGTGCGGATTGTCACGGTGGATGTTGAGAAGCGCCCCAATGTGCCTGATTGCCTCTGTCAACGAGAGCGGCCCCGGTATCAGATAGGGCCGCTCATCAATCAGGATCAGCGTCTCCATCCGTCGCCTCCTTCGGGTAGCCGGGAACGAAGCGCGCCACACTCTCCCCCGCCCGGTTGCACTCGTACCCGTCCTCGTGCCGGTAGACCGCAATGCTGTACCGCGCTCCCCCCACCGGCCAGACATCTATGTGGTTCATCCCACACTCGTATATCCGCTTGCCGTTAGGCAGAATGTGTTCCTCTTGTTGCCTCTCTATCATTTGTGAAATCCTTCACACCCTGTACCAAAGGACAGTTCATTTTGATATAGGGCTTGACAGACTTGTAAAATCTCGCGTAGCATCTGTCCCAACCCGTTTCCCCCTTAATCGTGTAACCTCAGCGGTCATTGTGCCCAACTGCTGGGCGATGCCGCTCCCGAATCCGCACGCCCTCTGGCAGCACCAGTTCGTGCTCGCCTCTCGCCAGCATCTCCCTCAACTCGGCTTTCACCGACTCCTTCATCTCCCACGGAACCTCTACTGCCCCCATCAGTTCCTTGATCTTTTGTTCCCCGCGCTCTCTCTCGATTCGCGCTCTCATATAGCCCCCAAATATGTGCTGTGCGTTATCTACCCCCAAATATGTGTCAGTGAGGTATGTAGTGTCGTGTGAGTAGTGCTAAGTGGGTATAGGGGGTGGTAGTGCTGAGTTGAGTAGAGATGAGTGAGGTAAGGATAGAGATACGGTTAGGGTAAGGTAAGGATGAGATAAGGATATGGTTCTGTTCTTTCTTTTCTTTGTGTGTTCTTTGCTTATTGGTTTGTGGTGTGTGTGTGTTGTGTGTGCTTACTCTTCGTTGTCTGTACTTGTAGTCTGTCCCTCGTGCGCGCGCGCGTGTGCCTCTAGTGTTTGTTGTGCTTGTGGTGCTGTAACGTTCACGACTATCTGCCGCACCTGTTGCTCGATGGTGCCTGAGTGCTCCACCTTATCTACCAGCATGCCATGAAACCGCATCAGCAGTTCAAGTGCTTTCACCCGCGCATTCGTTTCAATCGGTGTCGCGGGCGTGGTGGCGATCTTGGCTAACTCCTCGATCACCCGCGGCTCACCGATCACTGCGATGGCTGCAGCGCGTACATGTGCACGGATGTATGGTTTGGCAAGGTTCTCAGACGCCATCGCTTTGAGGGTATCACGATTGCCGGCATAGCCTGCGATCTCGGCGGCGCGCGTACCATTCCCCCTTGCTTCGCCGAGATAGGCTTCAACGAAACGACGTTGCTTATAGGTGAGACCGTCACTCTCGATCTCAGCGATCGCGCTCTCACTCGCGGCATGTGTCAGGCTGTTTTCATTCTCTGTTGGGTGGTGGTTCTGCATTGCGCTTCTCTCTCTTGGGCGTGTGTGTATACCTACGGGTGAAGGGCAAGGGAAGGGATGGGGAGGCCTGCCGGCAGCAAGGCACGGGGTTGCCACTGTAAAGAATAACAGGGGGATTTGACCTACGAAACTACGGGTCATAGGTTCAGATCGGGGGAATATCGGGAAGGGTATTGACAAGCACATGCACCTGTGCTACTGTATGCGTGTGATAAACGAAGTGCCCCACCGGTGGTGATAACACCGACAGGGCGGCAACCAAAGGAAGAGGTCTCCAATGGCAGCACAGTCTACAGCAAATCGTGTGGCAGAATCATTCCTCGATGGCAAGTCGGATAACAGCGGCGCGATGGTTTCCACCGGCGATGCGATCTACACATACGCCGTCAAGCTTGCGTACCGCGATGCAGACGGCACGATCCACACGACCCCTGAACTGCACTGCAAGTACAGCGTATCGACTTCCCGCCATCAGCGCGCAGTGTACAGCGTGGTCTCCCCGCTCATCGGCACAAACGGTCGGTAGTTCAAACAGGTGCCTCCCCAAAGTTCGCAGCGATGGGGAGGCTAGACAAGGGAAGTAGGCTCCGATGTCCAGCAAGCAGTATAACGCAAAGTACGTCTATCCCTCGAACGGTAACAGCGTCACACCAGAGATGCAAGCCGAACTGAACGCCACCCGCGTATCCTACAATCCTTCCAACCCCTACAAGTACACGTTCAGTGGCACAGTCGAGGGCAAGGACGCCGCCAGGCAGCGCGCCATCATCGATACGATCTGCTACATGGGCTGGATGTCACTCAAGGACAGCGATCACAACGTCTCTGGTATCAATGCGGCGGCGTGCAAGCGGATTCAGAAAGAGGCAGTAGAGACGCGCAAGGCGGCAGAGTCGTTGCTGAACGCGGGAACGATCACGGTGATCGGTGAATGGAGCAATGGTATCCGCGTCGGCGCGGGACCGCAGTTCGTGCACATCGATCACAGCGCAGAGACGAAGATCGCGCTTGACACCTATGAGAAGAACCAGAGCAAGGGCAAGCGCACGGTCAAGGGTTCGCCGGTCATGCGGAACGAACCCGCCCCTACATGGCGCATGGTCAAGGGACAGTGCGACATGCTCCCCGCGCATCCGATGTACGCGATAGCACAAGCAGCGCGCGACGCACAGTATGCCGCGGCACAAGCAGAGAATGATGCCGCCTGGGGCAAGGCGCTGGACGAAGAGGCCGCAGTCGAGATGAATCCTCACACCGGACGCCCGCGCTACGAAGATGACGAAGAGGAAATCTTCCGGTTGAATGCGCTCGCAGTCGAGAAGATGGCGCACGATGCATACGCTCGTGAGGGTGAAATGTCCCCCATGCGCTATGCCGATGGCGCCGCCTGCACAGTGAACATCGTCAAGGCGAGCAAGCCGCGCTACCGCGTCCCCCTCGCTCTCATGCGCGCCTACCACGGCCTCGTGGATGTCGAGGTTGACGCCATCGCTGACGCCGCCATCGCTGCCATCACGGGGGAGGAGTACAGCGCCCCCGCGTTCGTCGCCCCCGCCTATGTCGCTCCCGCGTTCGTTGCTCCCGCGATGCCTGCACCGACGCCTATCCGCCCCACAGAGCACTACACGCCCCGCGTCGGCGATACCATCGAGGTCATCTATCGTCACGAGAATGGCACCACCACCACTCGCACGGTTGACGTGCAGCGCGTCGGTCCTAGCCTCTTCCGCGGTTACGACCGGACGTTCAATAGGGTTCGCAACTTCGAATATGCACACATCACGCACTGCGAGTTGGCAAGAAAGGAGGAGGTGGCGTAGCACGCGGCATGGCCTGGATGGTATAATGGGGACAGTGAAATAGCGTGCGGGAGCGGTGTTCTTAGCACCCTCCCGCGTGACACCGAAGGAGTTAGCTTCGATGCTCGATCAGTCTATCCCCATGACAACCGAATGGCAAAGTGTCCCCTGCAAAGAATGGACAGGCACGCGGACGCCCGATGGCTACGGTCGGCTACACGTCGGCGGTCGCAAGTTCGAGAAGAACCTTCTCGTTCACCGTGTCACATGGGAAGCAGAGTACGGACCAATCCCAGACGGTATGTGCATCTGCCACCATTGCGACAACCGCGCCTGCTACGAAGTCAAGCACCTATTCCTCGGCACGCAAGCCGATAACGTCCGCGATATGGACGCGAAAGGCAGGCGCGTCACGGGCAACAGTCTCAAAACTCACTGCGTGCATGGTCACGAGTTCACAACCGAAAACACTTACATTCAGATACGCGGCGGACGCACCCACAGACTATGCCGTGAATGCAGGAGAGACGCGGACAACCGGCGCAAACCACGTCGATAGCCGCGTAGCACACACACGACGCGGGCGGCACGGGTCGCCCGCTCTCACGACAGGAGAAATCATCATGACGTACCGTATCGAGCCCGGCAAGGCACACATCGCGTTCACCGACAAGCAGGTTGACGGCTTCCTCCTCTTCATCTTCAACAATAACCGCTGGGAATACTTCGACTTCTTCACCACCCGCGCAGCCGCGGAGTTCCACGCGCAACGGTTCATCGAGGAGGTGACAGCATGACACCAAAGAAGCCGATGGGCAGGCCCCGCGGCACCAACCCGCCCCCACGCTACACCGTCCGCCTCCCTGCATCGCTCGTCTCCCCCGATCAGCGCGATTGGCTGGAGCAGGAGGCCGAGCGTCAGGGTATCACCCTCGCAGCCCTCATCCGCCAGTGGATTGATGAGAAAAGGGCGGAGGACGCATAGCACCATCGGCCCCCGCAAGGGGGCTTTTACTTTTCCCCAGCGCCGCCGCCATCTCGCAGTCGGGCGCGTGTCCGTCAACCTCGCACCGCTCGCAGATCGGGCACATGCTTCCCCATGCCTCGTACCATTCCACCCGCGTCAGCGCCGCCCGTACCTCGCGTACATGCGCGATCAGCGCCGCGAACATCTCATCGCCGTCAGTATCATAGACGGTGGTATTCCAGTCACCGCATGGATACTCGAACCCATGCGCGGCCCGTTCCCGCGCCCGCGCCTCGATCGCCGCCAACTCTTCCTTGGTCATCACTCCTCCTCGCGGTCAGAGAGCATCTTTGCCAGGTTGTCCCGTGAGCGTCGGAGCGCCTGATACACCGCGCCCTCCGTCAGGTCCATCACCCGCGCGCACTCCGCGTACGTCATCGGCCGCACCCGCGCCTCCGCGTACTCTCCCTGCCGCGGATCGTAGTACTGGATAATCCCCATCACCACCGCGCGGAATACCGTGCGCTGCGTCCGCGTCAGCCGCTCTAACGCCTCGGATAGATTCATGTAGTTGGCGATCCGCTCCGGTAACTCGTCCTGTGGTTTCCGCCGCCGCGGTTGTGTGTCGTATGACGGCTGCGTGTACCACAGGCTCCCCGCGTCCGGCAGATTGCGGTACAGGCGGTCTACGTCTCTTCGTGAGTAGGAGTGAACCATCGCCTACCTCCTAGCTCAGGCGCCACCTGTAGCGGTCAGCCGTTACCGCGGGCAAGCCTAGCCACACGTTGCTACGCTGGTCCGCCCAGTAGCACCGCCAGCGTACGAACCGGCTCAGGTACATGACGGCGAACCGTGATTGCAGTAGTTCACTTTCAGGAAACTGCCAGCGCGCGTCCAGTGCGTTCCATTCCGCTTCCGTCAGGCGCCATTCAGGCGGCATATATCCTCCTCGCACAGCGCAAACTACTCCAGTGACTGCTACAGCGTAGCGCACGCTGTCAAGTACAGCAACCGCGCACACGAAAATGCCCCTCGCGCACTGCGAGGGGCGTACCCTTTTCCTATTCTCCCCATGCCCCCTATTTGCCTGCGCTCACAGGGATACTTGCCTACCCGTATCCTCCCATATTCCCTACTCTCCCCGTCCAATCACTGCAGGAGAAGAGCAGTCAGCGAGCGCGCCGCATCGCCGCCGTCGCTACACGACGCATGTGCGCCCGTACCTCGTCAAGCGACCGATACCAGCGATCACGCTTGCCCGCGCGCTCAACCAGGAATACCGCGTTCGCGTCTTCACCCCACATCGCATGCCCGAACCATGTCACCGTGAACACCTCCGGCCCGCACCACACGCGCATCGTCGCGCCTGTCACGCGCTCCGTCACGTAGCCAATCGTCAGCACATCCAATGGATTCATGCGCTCAGTATACCCTATTCCCCTAAGGCTCTTTGCATTGCGTCCACCGCTACCCTCTGCTCGCCAAGGGTCTTGTGACTGTAAAGTTCGGTCGTCGTGATGTGCGCGTGTCGTAGTACCGACTGTATCACATGGAGAGGAACACCTTCCGCGCGCATGATCGTCGCCGCACTGTGCCTGGTGCCTTCATAGAGCGAGATCACGGGCGTAATGCCCAGACGCCGCAGATGCGCCGCCCAGCGGTCACGGATCGCCCAGCGGGTGAAGGGGCGATTGCCAGGCCGTAGCCAGACATTGCCGCCAATCCGCTTTGTCTCCGCGCGATAGGCTTTCAGAATCTCCACCACCCGCGGCGCCAGCAGCACGTCCGCACGACTGCCCGGCGTCTTCGTCCCCGGCACATGCACCACGCCACCATCCAGGTCGAGGTCTTCCCACCGCAACGAGCACAGTTCGGATACCCGCATCGCCGTGAACAGTGCCGTGATCCAGAGTGACTTGAGCGGGTGCGCGGCCGCGATGATCGTGCGTGCCTGCTCAAGCGTCAGCGCCGTCTTCTCCTTCGGCACGTAGTCCACGACGCTCGTCTTCGCCAGTGAGGCCGGGTTGTCGCCCGTTACCAGGCGCTCGCGCCGCCCCCAGTTCCACGCCGCTCGTAGGAACTCCCGCGCCCGTATCGCGGTGTACGGCGTGCCACGCTCCCGCGCGATCGCCACCATCATCCGTTCGACCATCCCCGGCGTCAGGCTGTTCAGCCGCTCGCCGCCGATGCGTGGCAGCAGATGCACGCGGATTGATAGCTCCACGCCCTCGTAGCCGCGGCTCGTCGCACCCAGTACCGCCTCACGGTCCGCCCGGTAGCGTTTCAACAGGTCGCCCACCGTCAGGGGCGCGTCACCGCTCGGCGTCATCCCCCGTGCCGACAAGAGCCGCATCACCGCCGCGAGGCACATCCCCTCGTCTTTGTTGTAGGTCCACGCGCGCTTGATCGTGCCGTCCGGCTTGCGCCCCACCGCGATCCAGCCGCACCAGAGGTCGTCCTCCGTCCGGTGGTACAGCCCCCAGATGCCGCGCTGCCCGTGCGCCCGCGTCCGCCTCTTCGCCATCAGCGCCCCCGCAACCGCCTCTGCTCCGCCTCCCACGCCTTCGACGCCGCGCGGTTCTGCCGGTACTGCTGCTTCTGCCACGCGATCTGTTCCGCCCGCGTCACCCGCCGTCCGTCCGGTAGCGTCACCCGCGTCTGTCGCCACAGGCCACGCACCACCGCCCAGCCGACAATGCCCGCCGCCGCCGTCGCCCCCGTCGCCACCGTCCCTGTGCTGTTGCTCGTCGCCGCGATCACATGCCACATCGCTGTACCCTCCGACTGAACCGATCTGCCACAAAATACGAATAACTTGCAGGCCGTTGTCGTGGCGTTGATCCCGCTCACGATGGCGGTCGTCCTTGTACCGCGTAATCAGTTATACTAGCGTTCAGATAGTACTTGCGTCCTCTCACAATCCTCGCATACCATCATCACGCGGGATCAAAACGCAGTGGTCAGTGGGGGTGGGTCATGCCGTGTACGCTTTTCTACATGTCTCTCGGCAGGCGTCACGTACACCAGTTCACACACGAGGAGGCGGCGCGCCTCTGCCTCGATCTCATGTCCCGCCTGGGGTATCGAGCATTCCTGTCGCTCCCCCGCTCCGCGCCCATCGCTCCGCCCACGCAGCGACCGATTGACGGGTCTCCTCCGTCTGCTGATACACCAGATCAACCAGCTCCTGCATCGCCGCAAGAACCTCCGCCTGGGCATCAGGTGGTAGCCGATTGAGGCGCGTTACCTCGGCCCGCTCCGGTAGCACACCCAGATAGGCCATCCCGACAATCACGGGCGAAACATCGAGCGCCGTAGCGATCTTCAGCAGGTCTTCACGGCTCGGCTCCCGCTCGCCCCGCTTCCACCGCCCGACCGCCGTGCCGCTCACGCCGAGCATCGCCCCGAACTTGCGCTCGGACCACTCGCGTTGCCCTAACTCCCGCATCAGCCACTCGCCAAACGTGCCCATACACGGACTGTAACCGTATTGGTGCTGCATGTGTTGACATGACACCGAAACGGTGCTACAGTGACACCGAGGAGGTTTCACCACATGAGTTACCGGGCTACGCATCTCTGGTCAGTCCTTGCGAAAGAGGAACGGTCTGTCGTCTGGCTGGCACGCAAGGCGGGGTGCTCACGCAACTACCTCCAGCAACACCGGAGCGGCAGGCGTCCGACCCTTTCGGACGATCTCGCCCGGCGTGTGGCGGATGTGTTCAACCTCCCCGTCGAAGCCGTGTTCACACGGGTCAACGACACGGAAGCAACAGCCGCAGACTGAACGCCACATGCCCAATCTAGGGCAGGTCAAGCAATGTGTGGCGATTTTGGCAGGAAGGAGAACACGGGACATGCGAAACGACGAACCGAGCCGGGGCCGACCTCGTCAAGGCGATCTTGTAAATGACCTGATGGACCTGCAAGCGCGGCTCATCCGCGAGCAGGAGAACGTGCGGCGGCTCACCGCGCGGGCGCTCTGGATGGAGCAGTCACTTCGGCGCAACGGTGCGCATGCCAAAGACCGCTAGGCAACAGCGGTCAGAGGCGGATTCCCAACTGATTGATGAGGTGAGCATAGCATGAAACCCACACAAATCCAAGTGAACCGCCCTGAGCGCAAGCCGCGTGTCGTCTGCTCGCAGCAGTACGCGGCAACCCTGCTCGGCGTCTCGGACACGACCATCGGCCGCTACCTCGACACGGGCGAACTGGAACCGTGGTTCGCGCCCTCATACAACGGCGCGAAGCGGCGCCGGATGGTGACGATGGCGAGCATTGAAATGCTCCTCGGGAAAGGCACGGTCCCGTCATGACCACCCCCACCCTGCCCCACACCACCCACTACTGGCCTCCTCACGGCAGCATCAGGATCGCGAGCTACCGCATCCGCCGCCGCCTCGGTGAGCGCACCTACCGCCCCGTCTTCGTGGGCCGCGACGGGCAGGAGTACGCCGTCTTCGCCGCCTATGACGGGGACACGCGGGACGCCGTGCGGGCGAAGGTCGCCCAGTTCAATCCAGGGATGACCGAAGTCGATTGAGGAGAGAGCGCGTGAAGAAACCCGAAGAACGGTTCTGGGAAAAGGTTGAGAAGAGCGAGACCTGCTGGCTCTGGACGGCCTACCGCAACCGCGACGACTACGGAAGCATCCTCTGGCACGGCAAAGTGCGACTCGCTCATCGCGTAGCGTGGGAGATCACACACGGCGCCGATCCGGCAGACATGGATGTGTGCCACACCTGCGACAACCCCGCGTGCGTCAATCCTGCTCACCTATTCCTCGGCACCGCGAAAGACAACGCCGATGACATGGCAGCCAAGGGGCGCGCACCCAACAACCGCCATGAGTCAAACCCCAACGCAAAACTCACGCTCGCGCAGGTAGCAGCCATCAGAGCAAGGCACCAAGCGGGCGAGGCAACACAGAGCCAGATGGCGCGGGAACACGGCGTTTCGTTCGGCACAATCTGGTTCATCGTCAACCGCATCACATGGACGGAGATGGACTGATGAACGATGACACCCGCGACACCGTCGACGACGCCACCACGGCCATCATCGCCCTGCTCCCGCTCTGGCCCCGGCTCACCGCACCCACACGCAGACAACTCGTGGACGCGCTCGATTACATGTGCCGCTTCCTCGGTCCACCGCCGCTGCCGATGGCACGCGAGGAGCCGACCCTCCCGACCTACCTGCTCGAACGCCTGCGCGATTTGCACCAGAGGGGAGATGGATAACATGGAACCACTCATCAGCTACACCCAGTACCAGACACACCGCGCGGAGAGCATCGCCCGTGGCATTGAGTGCGTCATGTGCGGCGCCGAGGTCAAGGACGAACCGGGCGCGGGCGACATCTGGTTCAACGAGGACGCCACGATCGCCTATGGCCGCTGTGGTGACTGCACCGCAAAGATCGCCGCTGAGATGGAGCAGGGAATACGCGAGATGCGCGGAGAACCATCATGAGCGCGGAGCAGATCGCCGCAACGAGTTTCCATCGCACCATCGGCGCCGTTGCGGATCAGGTGCGCGGCGACCAGAAGACATTCATCGTCACATCGCACGGCAGGCCGATGATGGTGCTCATGCCCTACGCGAGGTACGTGGAGTTGACGGGGGACAAGTTGCCCCCCACGCAACTCAGCCTCGCGGACCTCTCCACCGTCGAGGGACGCCGTGCCTATCACCGTCTGCGGATGCAACGCTACCGCGCCCGACAGAAGGAGCAGGCGTCATGAGCACCATGCCCCTGTGGGGCGACGAGCGCCCCGCCACCGTGGATGAATGGACGTATGCCGCGTGGATGGCGAAGAAGCGCGGCATCACCCTTCCCTCACTCGAAGCGATCGCCAGGATGAAGGCTGAGGAGGGGATCGTACCCGCACCCGACGACGGCACGCCCGCCGGCGCGCTCACCACCGCCATCTGCCTCGTCGCCGGCGTCATCGGCACGATCATCGGCGGTTTCGCCATCGTCAGTGCCGTTATCGGACTGGCGAAGTTTCTAGGAGGCTGAGACATGGCAGCACATCCGCGCGAAGTACCCTGGCTCGCAGAGGCCCGCGCCCTGTACGCACAGGGCGAATCGTTTACCGACATCGCCGCGCGCTTTGACACCAGCACAACGAGCGTCCATCGCGCGTTCTGCCGCAATCAGGTGCCCGCCCGCAGCCGCACCGAGGCACACGCCGCCCTGAGCGTCCGCCTCCGCGCGGGCAAGATCAACGCCGCGGGCGAGACGCTGGCCGCACTGGAGGCTCGGAATCTCCTCGCCGTGAAGACGCTCACACACGGCACGAACGGCCACCTTGACCGCGGCATCGCCCGCCTCGAAGCGCAGATCGCAGACGACCGCGCGCGCGGGTACAGCGCATTCACCGATGGAGGACACTGACATGCCGAACTTCAACCTCGATACCTACATCACCGTGCAGGAGCGCATCAATCGCTTCTGGGAGGAAAACCCGAAGGGCAGGATCGTTACCGCCCTCTGCTCCGATCCCGATAACTTCGAGGTCTGCCGCTATCGCGCCGAAGTCTACGAGGACAGGGACGATGCCCGCCCGATCACCACCGGGTACGCCTTCGAGATCGCCGGTCGCGGCATGGCGAACCAGACCAGCCACGAGGAGAACTGCGAAACCAGCGCCATCGGTCGCGCCCTCGCCAACCTCGGCTTCGCCACGAGCCACGCCTCCCGCCCCTCACGGGAGGAGATGGCGAAGGTCCAGCGCATGCACGACGAGATTGCCTCACAGGCAACAGAGAGCGGGCAGCCGGCAGCGGGCAGCCAGCAGCCGAAGACGCCGCCGCCCTCGCGCATCTCAGCGGTACGGAGCCGCCCGACCGCACCCGAAGATGGACCGCCCAAAGGAATCTTCTACACCGGAGACGACGCCGTTATCCACGTCCCGCCCTCTGTCAACCGACAGCACGGCGTCACGACGATGGGCGCCCTGAACGACTACCTCAAGAGCGCGAACTTCGACGGCGGCAAGAAGGGCGAAGTCATCACGGAACTGGAAGGCACGTTCTCCATCGTCATCGAGAGCGGGCGAGGCTCCAACACCTGGGGCGAACCCGATGTCTATCCTGGCGAGTTGTACGACCTCGCACGGCACTTGATCGAGGGCCGGGAAACGGCGGCGGCGCAATGACCGCGAAGGAACTTGCTGAACTCGTCCTCCGCACCCTCGCGGCACAGCAGACATTCTTCAAGACACGCTCACGGGACGATCTGATCGCCTCGAAGGAACTAGAGAAGCAACTCAAGGAGGCCGCACAGACCATCGTGCGCGGCGTCGAGCAGCCCGCGATCAGCAGCGAATAGTCCACCGGCACGGCGGGGCTGTATGCGGCCCCGCCAATATTTTCCGTGGGGGTTTGCATGGAGCCGTACTACCAGCGAGAGGGGATCAGCATTTACCTGGGGGATTGTCGGGACGTGCTGCCGACGCTGGACGCGGGCAGCGTGGACCTCGTGCTGACTGATCCGCCGTA